GGCCCCGTTCGGGAACCGGGCCGGGCCCGCCGCCAGGATTGCGGTTACGCAGCGTTGACAGGATTGGTCACCTGCGCGCAAGATGGCCATGGAAGACCCTGCCTATGTGCGGGGTTTCCTGCGTTTTCCGCTTACTTTGCGTGATGTTCGACGCCTGGACCTCGCGTCGCCGACCGGCCTTGGGGAGTTGCCGTGCGGTTGATCGACAGGTTTCCGCCGGGGTATGTGACGCCGGCCCCGGACGGGTTTTACTGCTGTGTGATCCGTGGTTGTGCGGCGCGGTTGCATGAGGTCGGGGTGGTGTGCCCGGTGCATGACGATGTGACGCCGGGGGATCTGCGTCGTGATGTGCCGGCGCGGGCCTTGTGGCCCTGGCGCTGAGAGTCTGCTCCGCCGGTGGGTGTTGGCCCGTGCCTGCCACAACGAGGGCGGAGGTGGCCCCCGGAGCGGGGGGTCTGATCGAACGGGCTTCTTCTTCGGTTGAGGGGTGGGCGGGTGCAGCGCACGATCGTCCGGGAGCGGATCCCGCGCACTGATCCCCGGCTGGGCAGGCACGTTCACCATGATTCGCTTTCGCGCGGGTACGCGTTCCGGGCGTCGACCCGCAAGCTCGCCAGCGTCCGGCATCCCCGCCGTGTCCCGGTGTTCGACCAGCTACGTCTCGGCTCGTGTGTCCCGAACGGCGGGGTCGGCTGTCTCGGTACCGACCCGTTCTACGACGCGTTGCGGTCTCGGGTGACGTGGACGGAGGCGGCGTGTCTGGACTTCTACCGGAAGGTGACCCGCGCGGATCCGTGGCCGGGCCAGTGGGAGCCGACGGACACCGGGTCGGACGGGTTGTCGATGGCGAAAGTGTTCACCGCCGACACCCTGATCTCCGGCTATCTCCACGCGTTCACGTTTGCCGACGCGCTCGCCGCGTTGGCGGACCGGCCGCTCATCACCGGTGTCAACTGGTACGACTCGATGTTCGACCCGACCGCCGAGGGGGAGGTCCGGGTCACGGCCGGCGCGTCGGTGGCCGGCGGTCACGAGTTCGTGGTCGACGAACTGGACATGGAGCGGCAGCGGGTGTGGGCGACGAACTCGTGGGGCACGTCGTGGGGGGTGTCTGGCCGGTTCTGGTTGTCGTTCGCGACGTGGACGCGGCTGCTCGGTGAGGATGGCGATGTGACGGTGTTCGTGCCGGTCACTGATCCGCCGCCGGCACCGCCGCCGTCTCCCGCAGACCCGGACAGGACCCTCGCCGCGGCGGTCCGCGGGTGGGCGTCGGCCCGGCACGTCGGCGGAAACGCGGCCGCGGCGAAGGCGGTCCGGGCGTGGATCGCCGCGAAGGCGCTGTGACATGAGACTGTTGTGTCTGGCGTGCGGCGCCGAGAGTGTCATCACGGAAGGCGCGAGCGTTCCCGGTTGCCCAGAGTGCGGCGACCGTCAAGGCATCCCAGCGGACCTCGACGACACAGTGGACGTCCACATCAGTAAGCACGAGCTTCGGATTCTGACCATGTGGGCGGACAACCACGCCCGGTCGATCAAGATGCCGCACGTGACCCGGATCATCCTCGACCGTCTCGGCACGCAGACAGATGCCCCGCTCACGCTTGGCCAGGAGATCGCCGACGTTCGCGCGGCGTTCCCTGACGCCGAAATCCGGGTCTACGACGATCACGGCAACGAGCAGGACTTGTGATGCCCGACCCGGCTGTCGACATCGGCGACGTGCTGCTCGTACGGATCACCACGGGTGGTCTGCTGTCGCGGGTCGCGTCGCGGGCGATCCGGTTGGGCGCGGCGGTACGGGACGAGCCGAACGTGTGGAACCACGTCATCGTCGCGCATCACGTAGATGAACACGGCACGTTCTGGGGCATGGAGGGCCGTCCGGGTGGGGTCGGGCCGGTCGATCTGACTCCCTGGTTGCGCAATCCGTGGACGTTGACGAACGCGGCGCAGCCGAAGACCGTCGGGCAGCGCAACGAGATCGCCCTGGCGGTGGCTGCGGCTGATCAGCGGCCGTACGACTGGGTCGGCATCGCGGTCGACGCGGGGCGGGCCGTTGCGCCGCTATGGAAGATGCGGGACTGCTGGGGTCCGGGCATCCCCTGCCACGTCGTGTGCTCGTCCCTCGCCGATTGGGCGTATGAGCGGGTCGGGTTGGCGAGCCCGGCGGCGGACCGTTTTTGCACACCGGCGGATTGGGCCGGGTTCGTGGAGACGCGTGGATGGGAACCGTAGTGACGCAGCTGGTTCGGGTGCCGCAGGTCCCGGGGTAGCTGGCGTCCGGTCGGGGTTGAGTCGTGGCACTGCCGCAGCCGAATCCCGGGTCCGACTGGACCGTGGAGACGTTGCGGCAGCACCTCGTCGAGTTGGTCGCCACGAACACCCGCCTGATCGCGGCGCAGGCGCAGGCCGCGCAGGAACTCCGCGCCGCAGACCAGCGGTTCGAAGACGAGCGGGACCGGCGCTACACCGAGGTCAAGAACGCGGAAGAGAAAGCGCTGCGGATCAAAGAGCAGGCCGACCGGGACGCGTTGATGCTGGCCCGGGAGATCCAGACCTACAAGGACGAGAAAGCCAACGAACTCCGCTCGCAGATTGAGCGGGAGCGCGGGAACTACGCGAGCCGCAGCGATCTGATGAACCTGGCGGAACGGTTCGAGGCGATGTTGAAGCCGGTGTCGGACTACGTCGCGGTGGCGCAGGGCCGGCAGGGTGGCCACGCCGACTCGACCCGGAACCTGGTGACGGTGATCGGGTTGGTGTTGACGGCGGTGACGGTGGTTGTCGGTATCTACCTCGCGACCCACCGGGGGGGTTAGTCGTCGGGGTCGATGGCCGGTCGGGGTCGCGGCTCCGGTGTGTACAGCACCGCGCAGATGGGGCATTCGAGGCCCTGCCGGGTCATCGGTGACCGGGCGAGCAGGTCGACGTACCACAGGCCGTCGGCGTTGGGGCATGGGCCGACCGGGTGGCGCAGTTCGACGAGGTTCGGGTTGCGGCGTTCGACCTGTGTCATCAGGGGGCTCCCACGGGGTCCGGGCGGGGCTCGTCCGACCATGGTAAGTGCGTTCGGAGGCGAACATGTCATGTGCACCCGGAATGGTTGCGCGGTGTGCCGCAGGTTGACCGGGCCGCAGTTGACGATCGCGTATCAGCGGATCACCCGGAACATGTTCGGGCCGGGTGATCTCGAATATCTGCGCCGGGTTGAGGGCTGTTATGAGGTGCCGGTGATCGCGGCGTACCGGGAGCGGTGAGGGTGACGGATCGGCGGCGGGTGTTGGGGATGGCCGCCGGGTTGGGTGCCGCACTGCCTCAGGTGTTGCGCCGCCGGCCGGCTGCCGTGAACCGGGTGGTGGCAGAGAACGCGTTGCCGGGTGCGTCGCCGGAGGAGTGGCAGGTCGACGGGGTCGGTGATCCCACGGTGTTGGGGTTCGCCACCCCGTTCAGTGTGGCGGCTGGGCGGCGGGTGACGTTCCTGGTCGACGGCTCAGCGGACGTGGTCGACGTGTACCGGCTCGGCTGGTACGGGGGTGCCGGCGCCCGGTTGCACGCCCGGTTGTGGAACTGGGCGACGGTCCAGCCGCCACCGGTGGTCATCCCGGGGAGTAACGGGGCGGTCGAGTGTGTCAACTGGATGTCGACCGCCGGGTGGGATGTGCCGTTCGGCACCGTGTCGGGGGTGTTCGTCGCCGTGGTGCGTGGCCGGTCCGGTGGCCGGTCGCACATCCCGTTCGTGGTCCGCAACGACCGGCGGGCCGCGGTGGTCGTGAAGACCTCCGACGCGACGTGGCAGGCGTACAACGACTACGGCGGGCCGGGCGAGGCGTGGAATCGGGGTGCGACGCTGTACGGGGTCGGTGATGCGTTCACCACGGACATCGACCGGGCGTTCGCGGTGTCGTGGGCGCGGCCGATCGTGCACCGCGCGAGCCGGCCGCAGACGGCCCTGTTCAACAGCGAGTACCCGTTGATCCGGTTCCTTGAAGAAGCCGGTGTGGATGTGCAGTACGTCGGCTGTCAGGACGTGGACCGGTCACCGGTCTGCCTGCGGCGGCGGGTGTTCGTGTCGTCGGGGCACGACGAGTACTGGTCGACGGGGATGCGCACCCATGTGGAGGCCGCCCGCGGCGCCGGCACCCATCTGGTGTTCGCGTCGGGGAACGAGGTCTTCTGGCGGACCCGCTTCACTGACGGCGGCCGGGTCATGTGGTGTTTCAAGGACACGATGGACGGCCCCACGGAAGGCCCGAACGCGGCGCCGGGGCATGTGGGCGGCACACCGCTGGACCCGGTGACGTGGACCGGGACATGGCGCGACCCGCGGCAGCCGGGCGGCGCCGACGGCGAGGACGGTTTGACGGGCTGCGAGTTCCGCATGAACGGCATCAACGATGTGGACGCGCACGTGTCCGGGGCCCGGTTCGGGGCGTCCCCGTTCTGGCGCGGTACCGCGGTGGCGGCCGGCGCGGACGTGACCCTGCCGGCGGTGGTGGGGTTTGAGGCCGACGAGGTCGCCGCGCCCGGTGTGGTGCTCGCCGACACAGTGGTCAACCTGGCCGGCAGCCGCGCGGACGATGCGGGGCAGCGTTACGACGGGTCCGGGCCGATGCGGTGGGGCATCGTGGTACGCCGCGCGGCGTCCGGTGCGGTGACGGTGGGGTTCGGTACGTGCCAGTGGGCGTGGGCGCTGTCCGACGTGCATGACCGGCAACGCCCGCCGGTGTCTACGGCGGCGCGGCAGGCGACGCTGAACCTGCTCGCCGACATGGGTGCCCCGCCGGGGAGCGTGCCGCCCGATCTGGTGGCGCCGGTGCCGTCGACGTGGGCGGCGTACGGACTGTGACGAATGAAGGGGTTTCCGATGTTCGCGCTCGTCGCGTTGCTGTGTTTCGTCCTGGCGTTGTTCCACGTTCACCTTGGGTCGGTTGACCTGGTGGTGCTGGGGTTCGCGTTCGTCGCTCTGCACCTGTTGTTCGGCGGGCATGTGTGGGGCCCTGACCGGCTCATCCACCGGGGCTGAGGGGCGGGGACCTGATGCGTGTCCAGCTGGGGAACCCGGCGGCGAAAGAGGCGTATCTCAACGACGAGGGCGAGTTGCGGCACCGGCCGGTGGAGGGTGCCCGGGTCACGACGGTGGTCATTCCCGACACCTATTCGCTGTTGGAGGCGGTGACGGCGGTGTGCGCCCATGACGGGGTGTGGAACCACCACTCGCAGGGCGACGCCGTGATGGACACGCTGCCGGACTGGGTGGAGTCCGACAACGAGGCCCTCGCGTTGGTCCTCTCCCAGCAGTTCGGCTGCAAGGTCGGGCGCCCGGCGAAGTGGAAGGGGCTCGGCTGATGCTGGTCAACTCGGGTCGCGATCTGCAGTCGCAGACGATGGGCGGGGACATCACCGCGTTCGTCGGGACCGCGACTGCCACGTCGGCAACGTCGTTGACGGTGGCGTCGGGGTTCGTCGCGTCGGCGTACATCGGGAAGATCGTGGTCGCCGGGACCACCCCCGGGACGGCGGTGTACGCGGTCATCACGGCGAACTCGACGACCGTGTTGACGGTCGACCGGTGGTACAACCCGCTCACCCCGGGCGGTGCGGCAGCGACCACGCCCAGCGCGACGACGACGTTCATCATCATGCCGGGCGGCGCCCCGACCGCGTTCATGGGGTTGACGGCGAACGCGACCGCGCCGGCCCTGACGGACACGACCCTCGCGACGGGTGGCGGCGCGGAAATCGTGACCGCTGGGCTGATCCGCAAAATCGCGGTGTACGCCCACACGGCGGGGGTCGCGTCGTACACGCAGACGACGGTGTTCACCGCGCAGGCCGGTGATGTCCCGGTAACGGTCGCAAAAATGGGCACATTCAACTCGATTACCGGCGGAATCATGTCGTTTGAGACGCTGTTGAACGCGACCGCGACCCTTTCGGCGGCCGGCGACGTGTTGACCGTGACCGACACGGTGACGACGAGCTAGGGGCGTCGGATGAGTCTCGGCTATATGCAGATGGTCCACACGGCGCAGGCCGCCGGCCCGTCCTCGACGGCGGTCGGCCCGGCGACGTTGCTGCCCGGTGCGGCGTTGTACACGTTTGCCCCGGACACGTTCGACGACCTCGGCCACATGCTGATCATTGAAGCGTCCGGCCGGATCTCGAACGTGGTCACCAGCCAACCGACGTTCAAGTTCTCCGTGTTTTTCGGGGCGACCAGCATCTTCGACACGGGCGCGATCCTCACGTCGACGACCGCGCACACCACCGTCCCGTGGTATCTGCGGATCATGTTGACGTTGCGGGCGAACGGCGCGACCGCGAACTTCATGGGGCAGGGCATCGTCGCGTCCCGCGCGTTCATCGACCTCGGCGCGACGACCGACATCACCACCAGCGGTCACCCGTTCCTGCTGGGTCCGGAGGGCACCCCGACGGTGGGCGCGAACTTCGACTCGTCCGCGAGCCAGAAGGTCGACTTGCAGTACACCCTGTCGGTCGCGACGGCCGGGAACCTGATCCAGTTGGAGCAATATTCGTTGATCGACTGCAACTGAGGGGGTTGGCGATGGGGCAGCCGAGGCGGATTCCCGGCAACGTCACCGCGAACCCGTGGGAGTACCGGGCGGAGGACTACCAGGGCAACGCCATCTCCATCACGTTTCCGTGGGACAACACGACCCGTGCGTTGACCGGGGCCACCGCGACCCGCGACGTGGGGTGCGTGTACGACGTGATCTATGTGGGGTTCGGCGCTGACGGGAAGGTCGAGTCCTCCACACGGAAGATCAGTCTCAAGAACTTCACCGGCTCCAAGTCGTTCACCGCCACGCAGTTGGCCGCCGTCGGCCTCAACACGATCGACGACATCCTTTCGTTGCAGATCACCGCCGCCACGTAACGGCGGATAACCGGTGACCCTCTCGGTTGATGCGTCCAGCCCCGCCGCTGTTCAAGGGCTCACCACCACCACCTCCACCGCGTCGTTCACCCCACCGGCGCATTCCTCGATCGTCGCGTTTGTCATGTCGGACGCGGGGGGTGGGCAGACCGACGAGGCGTGCACCGTCGCTGGTGGTGGACTGACCTGGGCGTTCGCGGACCGCAACGACGGCTCCCCCGGCGCGAACGTCGAAGTATGGTCGGCGACCTGCGAAGCGTCCCCGGGCGCGATCACTGTTGACGTGACCGACAATTACGGTGCGGTCGCGAAACGGGTCTTCGTCCGGGTCTTCGTCGACTCGAACGGGGCCACGCCGGGCGGGATCGGCGCGCACACCAACGGTGGGAACACCGTCATCAGCCTGAACTACGTGTCGACCGTGGCCGGGTCGTGGGGTTGGTCGGTGTGGCTGGGGTCCACCGGACCCGCCGCCGGCACCAGTCAAACGCTCGTCGATTCGACCAACGGCACCGGCCCGGACGGCGACTCGACCGCTGTGGAGCAGCAGAACGCTGTCACCGCAACGGCCGGGACGACCGTCACGAACAGCATCGTGCAGTCCACCCTCCACTCCGTCTCGGTGGAGGTCCTACCGGGGGTCGTGGCTGGCGGGGCGTGGGTGCCGCAACGCCCTCGTGCGTTCGCCCCCGGGTTCCATCCGGGCCACCCGTCGTTCCTGCTGTCGCGCCGCTCGTTCGTCGAGTCGGCGACCGGGCCGGCGAACCTGTTCGGCGACGCCGCGGACACCGCGTCGGCGACGGATGCCGCGACCCGCACCTTGACCACGGCCCGGTCGGCGGCGGAGACGGCGCAGGCCCTCGACGCCGCTGTCCGCGGGTTGACGCAGACCCGCAGCGCCAGCGACGCGGCCGTCGCGACCGACGCGGCGACCCGGCCGGCGGCTGCGAGGTCCCGCACCGCCACCGACACCGCGGCGGCCACGGACGTAGCGGGTCGGGTCGTTCAGGTCACCCGGGCCACCACGACCGCCGCGGCGGCCACCGACGTGGCAGTGCCCGCGCCGAGCAGGTCCCGCACCGCGGGCGACACCGCCGCCGCGACTGACGTAGCGGCCCGGGCCGCGTTGAGCCTGGCCCGCACGGCCACCGACACGGCGACCTCCGTCGACACCGCGATCCGCACCGGTACCCGCACCCGCACCACCAGCGACACCGCCAGCGCGACCGACACCGCCACCCGCGCGCTGACCGTCGCCCGGTCCACGACCACCGCAGCGGCCGCCACCGACACGGCGACCCGCGCTGCGGCGAGCAAGTCCCGGACCACCGCGTCGACGGCGGCGGCGACTGACGCGGCGGTCGGGGTGTTGAGCGGCGGCACCAGCCAGTCCCGCACCGCCGCCGACACGGCGAACGCCACCGACACCGCGACCCGGACGAACCCGCAGACCCGCACCGCCACGGACACGGCGCAGGCTGTCGACGCAGCGACCCGGACCGGCACCCGCAGCAGGACGACCGGGAGTACCGCAGCGGCGACCGACGCGGCGGTCAAGACGTTCATCCGGCTGCCGTTCCGGACCACCACCTCACCGGCCACCGCGAGTGATGTAGCGACCCGCGCGGCGCTGGCGTTCGTCCGGTCGGCGGCCGACACGGCGACCTCCGTCGACACGGCGACCATCGTGTTCGCCCCGGTTGTCACGGGGGTTCCGCTGGTCGGGGTCGGCGCGTCAACGACGGCGGGCAGTGTCAACGCGGCGACCTCGACTGGTGGGCTCGGTGTGGCCACGACGGTGGGCAGCCTCGACGCGGCCACCGTGGCGGGTGGTGTGGTCGCCGGGACCGCCGCGACCGGGGTGGCCGGTTGACGTGGCGTACGCGACGCAGCCACCCCACCCGGGACGGCAGTCCCCACGCGGCGCCGCCTACCGCCGGGCCGTCGCCGAGGTCCGGGCGAGGGCCCTGGCCGGTGAGCCGTGCTGGTTCTGGCAGGTGCGCCCCGAATGCCCGGGCGGGTGGGACTGGACGCTCCCGACGAACGATGCGTGGGCGTTCACCGTGCACCATCTGCACCGGTTGATGGACGGCGGCGAGCCGGAGCCGGAGCCGGATCGGATGGCCCCGGCGCATCGGGGCTGTAACGCGTGGGATGGGCTGCGGGCGCAGAACGCGCGGCGGCGCGGCGAGGTGACGGCGCGGGCGGTGTCGGATCCGGCGCCGGAGCGGACGAGCCGCGCATGGTGACCTGCATAAAACGCGGGTGTTCATGCATGAAACGGTGCGGGTAGCGCAGTGTGACAGCGGCGTGGGCCAAAAGGGGGTAGTGACGTACCGTCACACCACAGTGGACAGTCCACTATGGACGTACGGCGTTCCACAGTGGACCGTAGGGCACATAACCGCAGGTCAGAGGCATGATCGGGACAGCCGTCACGGTGCGTCACGTGACAGGTCACGATGTCTGGGGGGAGAGCACGGCGCGGCTTGCCGTTCGGGCCATGATCGCGGGAAAAACTGGCGATCTTTATACATGGTCTGTATAAGTGCAGGTCAGAGGCATGATCGTCCGCTCTTTCGCTCCACTATGGACTGACCCAGTGTGACATCGATGCGCTTGCTTAGCGCGGTGCACACGCACAGCAACAGGTCACCGGGCGTAACGGTGCCTAGGTTGCGGTGATCCGGATGACGTGCATCTGCCAGGGATCAAGGATGAACCGGGGTGCCAGGATGTCCGGCGGTACGTCAAACCATCGGGCGATGTCCTGCTCGGTGATACAGATACCGGGCAGTGAGACGCAGAGTGTGCAGCGGCATCCCTCGATTGCGGTCTTGTCGGGGTCGGGTCGCCATCGCATCGCGTCGGCGCTGGTGGTGCCGTCGATCGCGTTGTCGATGAGTTCGAGGATGGTGTCGTGGCGTTGTTGGTCCACGTGCCGAGTATGCACGGGCGGTGACGAGGGTGGGTGGTCCGGTGGTTGACGACGCTGCGACGCGGGCCCGGCGAAGCAGGGCGCACGCCCGGGGTGACCACACGTTGTGCCTGCCGGACCGGTGCGATGAGGCCGGCGGGGTGCCTCCGGTTGGTGGCGGGGTGGAGGCGGCGACCCGTGCCCTGGTCACCGAGCTGGGGAAACTGTCGGTACGGCAGGCGGTGGATGCGGAGGCGGCGATCCGGCTGGCTGGGTTGATCGACTCGGAGCGGGACGGGTCGAAGGCGGCGGCGTTGTCGCGGGAGTTGCGGCAGGTGGTGACGGGGTTGTCGTCGGTGTTGGGGTCGGGTCGGGTTGATCCGATTACCCGGATCCAGGATGAGGTCGCGGCGAAGCGGCGGGCGCGCGAGCAGGGTGCGTGAGCGCACCGTCGCCGGTGCTCGTCGGCCGGCAGGACCCGACGTTCCTGTGGGTACCACCCCACGACTACTCGCTCGGCTCGGAGGTCATCGACCTGGCGGCGGCGGCGGGTCTGGTGCTCGACCCGTGGGAGCGGCTACTCGTCCGGTTGGCGTGCGCGGTGGATCCGGTGGGTGCGTGGCTGTGCTTCGAGGTCGCGATCATCGTGTCCCGGCAGAACGGGAAGGGCGTTGTCCTCCAAGCGCTTGAGTTGGCGTGGCTGTTCCTGTTCGGCGACCGGCTGATCATTCACTCGGCGCACCTGTTCGAGACGAGCCGTGAGCATTTCCTGCGGATGCAGGCGTTGATCCGCGACAACGACGACTTCTCGCGGCGGGTGCGGCGGATGCGGGAGGGCCGCGGCTCGGAGGAGATCGAACTCGTTGGTGGGCAGCGGTTGAAGTTCATGACCCGGGCCGGTGGTGCGGGCCGTGGGTTCACCGGCAACAAGGTCGTGTTGGACGAGGCCATGTATCTCGATGCGGCGATGATGGCCGCGTCGCTGCCCACCTTGGCGACGGTCCCGAACGCGCAGGTGGTGTACACGGGGTCGGCGGGGTGGAAGAGGTCGACACAACTGGCGCAGGTCCGGCAGCGTGGCTACGCCCGGAACGACCCGTCGTTGATGTTCGCGGAGTGGGCGGCCGAGAAGCCGGTGTTCGACGCCTTGGGCGAGTTGGTCGCTGGTGATGATCCGGCGGCGGAGTCGACGTGGCGGAAGACGAACCCGGGGACGGGGATCCGCATCACGGCGGGCTACATCCGTAAGGAGATGGCCGCGCTGGGTGGGCCCCGGTCGCCGGAGTTCTGGCGGGAACGCCTCGGGATCGGTGACTGGCCCCTCGAAGACGAGACGTGGGAGGTCATCGATAAGCCGTCGTGGCAGGCCCGCGCTGATCCGGCGAGTCAGATCGTCGACGGCGGGGCGATCGCCCTCGCCATCGACGCGGATCCGGATCGGGCGATGGGCACGGTCGGGGTGTGTGGGTTGCGGGCGGATGGCCGCCGGCATCTTGAGGTGATTGAACGGCATCGGGGTACGGGCTGGATCGAGAATGCGGTTATGGCGCCGCCGGCCATGCGCCGGGAGGGTCAGCGCAGCGAAGACCTCAAGGACTGGGAACAGGCGGTCGTGGACCGGATGGCCGACTTGAAGGCCCGGTACCGGGTGTGCGCGGTGGCGGTGTTGAAGACGGCGGCGGCGGCGTCGCTGATCACTGCGCTTGTGCGGGCTGGTCTGCCGGTGCAGACACCGTCGGAGACGCAGTACGCGCAGGCGTGCGGGTCGCTGTTCGAGGCGGTCGTCGATAAGGACACCGTGACCCATTTGGATCAGCCGTCGGTGAACGCGGCGGTGGGTGGTGGCCGGAAACGGACGACGGTGGAGGGCGGCTGGCGGTGGTCGCGGTCCTCGCCGGTCGACGCCGCGCCGATCGTGGTGGAGACGTTGGCGCTGTGGGCGTTTGAGGAGTTCGGAAGTCGAGTGCCCCGATCGAAGGTGTGGTGAGCGTAGTGGGTGTGATGGTCGACGAGCGGCCGGAACCGTTCTTCGGGTTGGCGTCGGAGCCGGAGCCGCCGCGTCCGCCTCGGCGTCGGGTGCGCGGGTTGCAGGTCCGTGCGGTGCCGTCGTGGCCGCTGCTCGCCCAACTGGCCGGCGGTGTCGCGGCGCTGGTCGGGGTTTATCAGGAGTGGGGTTCGCCGGTGGCGTTGATGGTCGGTGGTGTCGCGGCGGTGCTGGTCGGCGCGCTGCGTGAGGCCGGGAAGGTCTAGACGTGGATGCCATGTGGCACAAGACCGACCAGCCTGGTGTATACGAAGCGGCGCTACCTGCCGAGTGGCTTAGCGATCTCGGCATCAGCGTCGTCACCTGTGACTATCTCCCCGGCGACGAAGTACTCGTGTACTCACCCCCCGATCCCGAGATAGACGTTCCACTTGAGCAGCGCGTGATGAAGATCAAGGGGATCTAGACGTGGGGTTGGGCCGGCTGTTCGAGACGCGGTCGACGCAGATCACCGCGACCGACACCGTGTCCGGCGTGTCGCAAACCTATGTGATCACCGACAACATCGCCCCCGACTGGGCGTCGGCGTCGTACCGGGGTGCCCTGTCCATCCCGGGCCTGTCGCGGGGCGCGACGCTGCTCGCCGGCCTGTTGGGGCAGGCACCGTGGGACGCGTACCGGCAGCCGCTCGGGCAGCCCGAGGTGAAGCTCCAGCCGTGCCCGCCGCTGTTGGATCAGATGAACCCGCCGGACACCCGGATGACTTCATTCACGTCCCTCGCGTTGGACAAGATCCTGCACGGGAACGGGGTCGCGATCATCGCGGCGCGGAACCCGCTGGGCTGGCCAACCGCCGCGATCCCCGTCGACGCGCAGTACGTCGGGGTCCGCCGGGTCACGAAGTGGATCGACTCGCCGTTCCCGATCGGCGCGCTCGAATACTCGATCGGGGAGATGCGTCTCGGCTCCCAGGATGTGATTCATATCAAGGGTCCGTGTGACCCGAACGGGGTCCGTGGGATGGGTGTGTTGGAACTGCACCTGAACACGTTGCAGTTGGCGCAGGATTTGGGCCGGCAGGCCCGGTCGATTTCCCAGCATGGCGTCCCGACGGGGGTGTTGGAATCGTCGAACCCGGACCTGACCGACGACGAGGCCCACGAGTTGAAGGCGTCGTGGCTGCGGAACCAGCAGGACCGGACGGTCGCGGTGACGAACGCGACGACGAAGTTCACCCCGTTGGCGTGGAACCCGGAACAGATGCAGCTCGTTGAGGCCCGCCGGATGTCGCTGTCCGAACTGGAACTGGTGCTGGGTCTGCCGCCGGGCTGGTTGGGTGGCATGAACTCCGCCCGGCAGTACAGCAACATCGAGCAGGACGCGGTGAACCTGCTGAAGTTCTCGTTGGGTGACCACCTCGCGCAGTTCGAGCAGACCTTGTCCCTCGCGCTGCCGCGCGGCACGGTGGCCCGCGCGAACCTCGACTTCCTGCTGCGCACCGACACGCTGACCCGGTACCAGGCCCACGCCATCGCCCTCGAAAACGGCTTCCTCACGGTGGATGAGGTCCGTGACATCGAGCACCGGGAGCCCCTCGCGAACACGGGTGAGGGCGACGGCGACCCTGCGCACGCCCGCATGTTGGCCGAGATTTTGCGGTTCTTGCAGATGGCGGTCGACAAGGTCGTCACGGCGGAGGAGGCCCGCGCGATTTTGAACGAGGCCGGCGCGAACCTGCCACCCGGGCCGATGCCGAAACCTGCCGCCGGCACGTTGGTCCCGACCGCGCTCGCCCCGTTCACGCCCGGTGCCGCGCCGGCACCAACCCCCAATGGAAGCGGAAATGGAGGCCCGTCGTGACGACGAAGCCGAAGGTTGAACCGGAGCCCGTCGTGGCCTACGAGACGTGGACGGCCGAGGAACTCCGCGACGAACTGCACGACCGGAAGTTGCCGACCGGGGGGAACAAGCCTGATCTGGTGGCCCGGTTGCAGGAGTCCGACGCTGCCCCGCCGGAGTCGGCCGCGCCGATGGTCGACGGTGACGTGCCCGTCAAGACCGTCGGGAAGTCCACGTCCCGGCAGCCGGCGGAGGACTTCTGCGTCGTCGACGACGGGACGGGGCACTACGCGGATGGCCGGGCGATCCCCGGGACGAAAGTCTGCTCGGCGCATGAGATGCACTACTTCCGCGACGGCACCCGCCGGGGGGCCTGACCGCGCGGTAGTGGTTCGTAAAGTAGTATTTAAATATGCCAGACGAACGTGCGCTAGACATCGCCTGGGCCGCTGGGCTCTTTGAAGGCGAAGGATCGTTCCGTTTCTCACGCGACACCCGACGGCGTGGCAAAGAGTACGTAAGCGTTGGTATGGGCCTGACCATGGCCGATGAAGACGTTGTCCGAAGGTTCGCCGAGATCGTTGGATGCGGCACAGTCGCTCCGCGATCTCCGCGTAAGGCCCACTGGAAACCCCAATGGCAGTGGACCGTCTGCAACGTTGCTGAGACGGTCGTGCTCAGTGAGATGTTCCGGCCCTACCTGGGTAAACGCCGGACGGCTCGGCTGGACGAGATCCTCGCTGAGGTCCAGGCGACAGGGGCCGGCGCTAATCGGTACTTGGGGAAGCGCTGCTGGGATCTGTACGGCAAGCGCTACCGGGATCTTACCGATGAGGAACGGCGACGCTATCACCGCGAACACCAGCGCGAACTGACCGGTTCCGATCCGGAGTGGTACAAGCGCAGCCGATGTTGGGAGCTATTCGGTAAGCGCTACCGGGACCTTACCGATGAGGAGCATCGCCAGTATCACGCGCTTCGGTCACGTGAAGCACTTGACCGGCGGCGCAGGCGGAAGGTCGAGCAGATGGACTAAGGAGAGGTGCGGCGATGGCCGTCTCTGACAAGCCGTGGAGCCAGTTCGCTGAGAGCGACTACACGATCGCACAATGGCGGCAGGCGTGTCTGATCGACACGGGAGTCGGAGACCTGGACAGCAAGTCGAGGTACAAGCTCCCCGTAAAAGAGCCAAATGGCGCAATCAACCGGGCGGCCGTCCACGCGGCGGCGGCTGGGCATGGGGTCGCCGCCGTGCGGGGGATCTCGTCGGACATGCGGCAGGCGTGCGCGAAAACGTTGGTGGGGTTGTACCGCAACGAGTTGGGCGAGGATCCGCCCGAAGGGTTGATGACGATGGCTGGGATGCGCAGCGGTGACCCGTCGGCGGTGGTGGATACGACGACGCCGCTGTACCGGTCGTTCACCCCGGACTTGGAGGTCCGTGCGGGTGGGGATGGGCGGACGGTGTTCGGGATCGCCGTGCCGTGGAACGCGCCGACCCGCATCGACGACGTGTTGGTGGAGCAGTTCGCGCGGGGCGCGTTCTCGCATCAGTTGCGGTCGGCGTCGCGGGTGAAGTTCGAGCGGGAGCACGTCGAACTGGGTGGGACGTTGATCGGCGCGTTGTCGTTGATGCGTGACGACCCGGCCGGTCTGTATGTGGAGATGCGGGCGTCGCGGACGCCGGTGGGCGACGAAACCCTCGAATTGATCAAAGACGGTGCCCTGGACCAACTGTCGATCAAGTTCCGGGAGCGGCAGAACCGGAAGCTGGCGGGTGGCATCACCGAACGGGTCCGGGCGGACCTCGCAGCGGTCGCGGTGGTGATGGAAGGCGCCTACGGCCATCTTGCGACAACGGCGGGGGTCCGGTCGGCGCAGGTCCCGCAGGCCGCCCTCGATTTGGAGTTGCGCGCGGCGGCGGAAGAGTTCCTCGTCGGCGACGCGTTGCCGCAGTTGCGGGACTACGAGTTGGAGATCAGGGCGATCCGTCTGGGTCTGCCGTTCTGATATCGTTGTAGATCAACACGTGAACGTTGCTGGACACCGGCCCCCTCGCCTCTCAACGCGGCCACCCCGGCAGTTGCCGGCCCCACCGCCTGTTCGACGCGAGCCCCCCGGTCACTCGGAGCTTTCTATTTCCTGGTGACCCGAGAGGGGTCTGGCATGGCCGAGAATCCGTATCTGAAAGCGCTGAACGAGCAGTACACGACCCTGCAAAAGTCGATCACGGGGTTGCAGTCGCGGGCGAAGGAAGCGAACCGGGACCTGACGAACGAGGAACTCCGCAGCGTCATCGAGCAGGGCGAGAAAGCGAAGTCCCTGTTCACACAGATCGAGGACCTGTCCGAGATCGAGTTGCGGAACGCGAAGGTCGCGGCGATGAACGACCGGGTCCAGTCGGCGATCACCGCCGGGACGCAGCCGGGCGGCGACGGCGGCGACGGCGACGACCAGGGCGGCGACCAGTCAGGTGGGGACGGCCCGGTCGGTGACCCGGCGTTCCGCAAGCTCGGCGGCGGCCGGACCCTGGACCGCGACCCGGGCACGTACACCCGCGGCGGGCAGCATTCGTTCGTGTCCGACCAGTACCGGGCGTCGAAGATGGGCGACAAGGCGGCGGCGGAGCGGCTGAACCGGTACACCGTGACGATGGTGGCCCGGGCGCAGTCCGATCCGCAGTTGCGTGCCGTGCTCGGTGCGGGCGCGACGACGCTGGGCGCGGGTCTGGTGCCGCCGGTGTGGCTGGCGGAGGACTTCGCGCCGGTGATGCACAAGCGGCTGCGGCTGGCGAAGGCGCTGCGGCAGGTGCCATGGGCGGGGCCATTCGCGTGGACAATCCCCGTCGCCGGGACCGTCGCGAAGACATCCAGCACCGTTGAGGGTGTCAACACGACGATCACGAACCCGGGCTACGGGACGATCACCGTGACGCCGACGGACATCACCGGGTTCACCGAAGTGTCGCGGCAGATGCTCGAAGCGAGCAACCCGGCCGTCGACGCGGTGATCTGGGGCGACATGCTCGGCGACTTCTACGACAACTGCGAGATCCTCGTGATCGCCGCGCTGGTCGCGGTGGCGGGCGCGAACACGGCGACGGTGTCGGCGGGTGTGCTCACCACGACGGACATCATGGCGCAGCGGGCCGGCATCCTCGACGGGATCGTCGCGATCGCCGACGCGCCGGCCGGCGACCCGGACCTGTTCGTCGGCACGTCCGCGCGGTGGGCGTCGTACCTGAAACTGACGGACACGACGGGTCGTCCGCTGATCCTGGCGCAGGCGTACCCGGCGATGAACCCGATCGGTCAGGGTGACTTGGGTGCCGCGTTCAACAACCCGTTCCAGGGCCGCTTGGAGTCCCTGAACGTGGTCACGTCGCCGTCGGTGGCGGCGTCGTCGGGCTTCATTCTCAACAGCCAGGAACACCTGTTCAGCGTCAGCCCGCCGATGCAGTTCCAGTTCGAGCAGCCGGTCGGGCCGGCGCTGGTGCGGATCGGTGTGTGGGGCTATGAGGCGGTCACGTTCGCGCGCCGCCCGAAGGCCATCACGAAGCTCGCCTACTCGGGTAGCTGAGACGGAAGGGTCCACGGATGGCTGACGTGACCGGTACCGGTGACGGCATGGTGCAGATCGCGTATCTGCACAACGAGCACGTCAGCCATTCGTGGCACATCTCGAAGGAGGTACTCCGCGACTACGACTTGGACCGCGCGGTGGTCGACGGCGCTGATCTGGCTCACGCCGTCACCACCGGCTACCGGATCGCGCGGCGGCCGCTGAACCTGCGCTGCGGGTCGGGGATCGTCGCGCACGTCCGGAACTACGCTGCCCGCCTGTTCCTCGACAAGACGCCGCACGAGTGGCTGTTGTTCATCGACACGGACATGGGGTTCCAGGCCAACGCCGTACACCGGTTGTTGGAGGCGGCGGACCCGGTGCAGCGGCCGGTGGTGGGTGCCCTGTGTTTCGCGGCGATGGAAGCCGCGTACGACGGGATGGGCGGGTGGCGCCGCACGATCGTCCCCACCATGTACAAGTTGGGGAAGACCAACGACGACGACGCGGACCCGTCGTTCTGCTACTTCGGGGATTACGACGACGACACCGTGACCCCGGTCGCGGGGACGGGCGGGGCGTTCCTGCTGATCCATCGCAGCGCGTTGGAGAAGTTGCGGGCGGAGCACGGGAACCACTGGTTCGACATGATGTACGACCGGGCCGACGACATCGTCGGTGAGGACATCGCATTCTGCGGCCGCCTGTTGAAGGCCGGCATCATCCCGCATGTGCACACCGGTGTGAAGACCACCCACCACAAAGAGGTGTGGCTGTCGGAGTTGGACTACGTGATGCAGAACGCGGTCACGTTGCAGCCGTACCCGGACCTCGTCGTCGCGATCGACATTGAGGAGTCGTTCGAGGCCCTCGCGGCGGGTGAGCACGCCCACGACGGGATGTGGAAACTGCCCGCGGACTTGGACCGGTACGCGCAGGTCATCGAAGCGACTCGCCCCGAGGTGCTCGTTGAGACGGGGACGCACACGGGCGGGTCAGCGCGCTGGTTCGCCGACCACGACCTCGACGTGATCACCGTGGATGTCGACGACCCGTTCGAGAAGTTCGGCGGCGAGGCGTACGTGAAGGCTGGGCATCCCCGGATCACGTTGGTGCGGGGGTCGTCGGTCGACCCGGATGTTGTGGCGCGGGTGTCGGCGCTGGTCGCCGGCCGGCGGTGCATGGTGTCCCTCGACTCGGATCACAGTGCGGCGCACGTCGCGCGGGAGATCGAGGCGTATGGGCCGCTCGTGTCGCCCGGCTGCTACCTCGTGGTCGAGGACACCCTGTTCGGGTACGGGCATGATGTCCGGTCGAAGGACCATGGTCTGCATCCTCGGGCGGGGTCGCCGTTGGATGCGGTGGCCCGGTTCCTGGCGGGGAAGCCGGATTGGTCGCGGGATGTAGCGATCGAACGGTCGGCGACGATCTCACAAAATCCGGCTGGTTGGTGGGTAAGAGGTGGCTGAGTTGAAGACGGTCGAGGTACGAGTCAAGCCGCGCATCGACGCTGTAGTCGTGCGGCCCGGTGACACGCTGGTCGTCCGCGTTGCCCCGGATATGACCCCGGAGCAGGCCGCTGAACTCAAAGCGAACCTGCTGGATCGACTCCCCGGCATCGACGCTGTGATCGTCGGTTCCGATCAGATGTTGGTCTACCGGCCCGACGGGGCTGGCGAGGATGGCTGACCTGTTCGCGGTACGCCGGTTCCTGCGTCCCAATACCTACGTGCCCGGCAGCGCGGACATGACGTTGCACCCCGCCGATGGCGATGTGGTGTTCCCGGTCCCGCGTGACGAGGCGACCTATTGGCGGCCGTGGATGCGGCTTGTGGAGGAATCGGCTCGACGTGCGGCGCGAAGGTGGGTGCGTGGTGGCTGACCTCGACGATCTCAACGCAACCGATTTACTCGCAGTGCAGCACTTCACTGACGACGACCGTCGGTGGCTTCAAGCGAATCTGGCGCTGGCGGGCATCGGCGCTCTGTTGCCACCTCCGCCGCACTCGCGGGAGCGGCTGGAATACCTGCGACAACTGGCGCTCGTGCTCACGGAAAAGAATCCATTCACGGTGGCGGACAAAGAGCGTTTCGACTCCGTGGTTGAGGAGTACGAGGAAACTGCCGCCTACCTGAGACTCCAGTCGGAGATGGACGCAACAAGGAACGCAATCGAGAGGTACCTGGCGCGTGGCTGACCTCGCGATCATCACCCCGTCTCGTGGCCGCCCCGACCGGTTCGCCGAACTGGTCGCGTCGGTCGCCGCGACCGCCGCCGGTGACGTGCAGGTGTGGGTCGGGCTCGACGACGACGACCCCGCCGACTACCACGACGCGTGCAACGACCCGCCCGGCAACGTGCAGGTCGTCGCGTTCCTGGGCGAACGCCGGTCCCTGTCGGGGTGGACGAACCATCTCGCCGGGGAGGCCCTCGCCTCCATCGACCCGCCCCGCTATCTCGCGTCGCTGGGTGACGACCACCGCCCGCGCACGCCCGGCTGGGACCGGACGTTGATCGCCGCGATCGAGGGGCTTGACGGGCCGGGTTTCGCGTACGGGAATGACCTGTTTCAGGGTGCGGCGGTTCCGACGGCGTGGGTCGCGTCGGCCGTTGCGGTCCGGGCGGTGGGTTGGATGATGCCGCCGACGTGCGCGCACATGTTCGTCGACAACGCGGTTCTCGAACTGGGCCGGGCGGCTGGCCGGATTGTGTACCGCCCCGACGTGGTGATCGAACATCTCCACCCGGTTGCGGGGAAGGCCCATTGGGACGACTCGTACCGGGCGTCGAACCATCCGGACCGGTATGCGGCGGACAAGGCGGCGTTCGAGGTGTGGCTGCGTGACGGGCTGGACGCCGACGCTGCCCGGGTCCGCGCGGTGACCTACGCCAAGGCGGCCCGATGATCCCGCAGACGTTCCGGAAGAAGCCGGTCGAGATTCAGTCCGTGCAGTGGTTCAAGAACGGCGACCACCCAGACGACCACGTGGGCGAACTGGCAGACGACCCCATCAGCGGCGAGAAGTACGAACGCTTGGAGGGCGCCGTCGTCCGGTTCTTCCGACGCCCCGAACCCGAATACGCGGGCGACAAGGCGCACGACCGGTGCGGCCACACGTGGCACGACCACGGCTGGATCGACACCCTCGAAGGTGGCCACACCGTGTGCCCTGGCGATTGGGTCATCACGGGAGTCCAGGGCGAGCGCTACCCGTGTAAGCCGGACATCTTCGAGGCGACGTACGAGCCGGTGGAAGCGGAGCCCCGGTGAGCCTGGTCCGGGTTCTGCGGACCGCATCGGTGACCCTGACGCACACCTTCACCGTCGACGAGGCCCCGACCGATGCGACCGGCAACGTCACCGCCACCCTGAAACGTCTCGACGGCACCCTCGTCAACACGGCGACGGCGAGCCATCCGGGCCAGGCCGGGGTGTACACGTACACCCTGCCGCCGCAAGCCCTGCTCGACATCCTGACGTTGGACTGGTCGTGCACGTTGGGCGGGTCGAGCATCCTGTCGGTGCGTGACCAGGTCGAGATTGTCGGCGGGTTCCTGTTCTCCCCGGCGGAGGCGAGAGCGGCGCACAAGCAGTTGCTCGACAACCATTCGACGTGGCCGACGGTCGGGCTCGCCACGAAAGCGGTGCTCGTCGAGCAGGAGTGTGAACGGATCTGTAGGCAGGCGTTCGTCCCACGTTTCGCCCGGGCCGCCCTGTCCGGTACGAACTCCCCGATGGTGGGGATCCCGCAGACGTTCCCCCACACCATGTTGCGCACCCTGCGGGCGGTGTCGGTGGATGGGGTGGCGTGGGCGGCACCGGATGTGGCGGCGGTTGGCCTGTCCGACACCGGTGTGTTGACCCGCCCGGGTGGGGCGATCTGGCCTGCCGGGTTCCGGAACATCGTCGTCGAGTACGAACACGGGTGGGACCTGCCACCGGATGAGGGGATCCGCGACGCGGCGATCCTGCGGCTCCGGTCGAGGTTGACGGCGGCGTCGAGTGGGATTCCGGATCGGGCGCAGTCGTTCAGCGTCGCCGACGGTGGGGTGTACCGGCTGTCGACACCGGGCCCGGACCGCACGGGTATCCCCGACGTGGACGCGGTGTACGCCCGGTGGACGCGGCAGCGCCGCACGGCGATCGCGTGACGGTCGTGCCGCGTTGACCACGAACGCGTACGCGGCGAAGCGGTCCATCTTTGACCGGCTCGCCACGCTGACCGGGCCGGGGCAGCGTCTCGACGGGATCGAGGTCGCCTACAAGTACCCGGGCAAGTACGTCACGACCCGCTGTATCTACGGCGGTGGGGTCACGTTCGTCCACGCCGACGCGGCGGTCGACGGCCGCGAGGTCCTCACCCTCGAAACCGCGAACATCATCCTGTGCATCCGGATTGTCGAACGCGACTTGGGCGACGACGACGTACGCACCGCCGACGCCGAAGCCGAACGGATCGGCGACATCCTCGGCGAAATCCTCACCGCCGAACCGGGCATCGCGGGTGGCTCGTCGACCACCACGTTCGCGGGTGGCACCGGCGACCACCAGATCACCGACGACGAGGTCATCACCGTGTTGGCCTACCAGCTCACCGTCAGTTCCTACCTGTAAGGAAGGTTGCCCGATGCCACTCGCGAACACAGCCCTGCAGGTGGCGGTCCGCTGTGACCTGTCGTCGGCGCTCGACCTGACCACCGCGCAGGCGTCGCTGAACATTCAACGGGGGCAGGCGTTCGACGCCGGCACCGGCGCCGGGCAGGTCGACCGGGTCTTCTCCGACACCCGCACCTTGACCGCGTCCTCATCCGAGGATCTGGACCTGGCGGGTGCGCTCACCGACGCGTTGGGTGGGACGACGGTATTCGCCCGGATCAAGGCGATCCTCGTCGCGGCGGCGGCGGGGAACACCAACAACGTCATCGTCGGTGGCGTCGCGAACGCGTGGGCGACACTCCTGTCGCCCGCCGCGACGGGGCTGATCACCCTGCGGCCGGGTGCCGGGTTCGCGGCGTGGTGCGGTGGTGCCGACGCGACCGGGTTCGCGATCACCGCCGGCACCGGGGACCTGTTGCACGTCGCGAACTCCGCCGCCGGCACGTCGGTGACGTACGACGTGGTCGTGATCGGCTGTTCCGCCTGATGGTCGACGTGACGGTGATTCTCAACGAGGCGGCGATCGCCGCGTTGGGGTCGACGCCGGAGGCCCGGGCGGTGCTGATGCAGGCCGGCGAGTTGATCGCCGACGCGGCGAGGGCCCGCGCCCCGTACCGCACCGGCGGCGGCGCCGGGTCGATCCATCCGGAGGCGACCGGCGACGACGAGGTCGGCGTCAGTTGGGACGAGTTGCACCACTATATGTATTTCCATGAGGTCGGGGACCGGTACATGCCGGCCCGCCCGTTCCTCGCACCAGCCGTCGATTACGTGCACTTCTGAGGCCGGAGGTAGGCCATGGGCAACCCACTTACCCTGTCGATTGGGCCGGGGAACCTGTATCTCGCGGCGTCGTTGTCGACGGTCGAGCCGACGGACCTGGCCGGTGCGTGGCCGTCCGGTTGGCTCGGGCTCGGGTACACCGACGAAGGGTCGGAGATCACGGTTGAGACGAAGTACGAGGACATCGAGGTCGCCGAAGAGTTGGACCCGGTCGCGATCATGGCGGTCGCGCGGACGATCAACGTCGCGTTCGCCCTCGCGGAGATGACCGCGACGAACTTGAAGAGAGTCTTCAACGGCGGGACGATTACCGCCGGGTCCGGGTGTGTCCTGTACGACCCGGTCGCGTTGGGCGCCGAGGTGTACTGCATGTTGGGGTGGGAGTCGAACGATGTGCAGGAACGCTGGGTCTTCCGGAAGTGCATCCAGACGGACTCGGTGAAGATCGCGCGGAAGAAGGCACCGAACAAGGCGACCCTGCCGGTGGGGTTCCGGGCGATCAAACCGCCGTCGCTGGGCGCGTTCCGGGCGATCATGGCGTCGCCTGCGAGGGCGTGATGGGCCGCTCGTATACGAGTAAGGGCAAGCCGGTCCCGTTCCGGTTCGACCTCGACGGGGTCGAGTTCGTCGCGGCGCACGGGGTGACGCTCCTCGACATGTGCGAGGTGTTGCAGATCTCCGACCTCGACGTGGGTTCGGCCGAGGCCGGCGCGGCGATCGCCACGATCTTCCGGGCGGCGCTCGGCGACGCCGACTACGACCGGTTGAAGCGGCACTGCCGCGAGCATGACACCGACCCGGGCACCCTGTTCGAGATCCTCGGGGACTTGGCGGAGCACGTGACGGGCCGCCCTACGGCGCGGTCCGGGCCATCCTCGCCTGGGCCGCAGAACACGACTGGTACGTCGAGGGACGCCTGGCCGCCGCCGGTGCGGGAGTTGACCGACGACGAGATCACAGCGTGGCGGAACCTCGAGTCGGTACCGGAACCAGCCCCGGCCATCCGTACGCCGGACTAGCCGCGCGGGAAGGTCTGGCCCTGCTGTACGTGTACGCCGGGGACTGGTTGGCGCGCCGGCAGATCCTCGCCGCGTTGGGTGTGAAGGAGGTCGACGTGCTGGACGTGACCCTGGCGGCGGCCGCCGACTTCGAGCCTGCCGTCGCACCGGCCCCGGTTGACCGGGCGGCGGAGGTCGCCGCGTTCATCGCCGCCGCCGGGGGGATGTGATGGCCCGCACCATCGGCGAGGCGATCGTCAAGGTCCGCGGCGACACCTCGGCCCTGTCCGGTGATGTCCGGGCCGGAGCGCACCGCGCCGGGACCGAGGCCGGGTCGTCGATGAAGAAGGCGTTCGCCGGGGCGATCGCCGGGATCGGTGCCCTGTTCGCGGCGGCGGGGATCGTCGACTTCTTCAAAGACTCGATCGCCGAGCAGCGCGAATCGATCCGGGTCGGGAAACTCACCGCCGCCGTGCTCAAGTCGACGGGCGGTGCGGCGAAGGTCACCGCCACGCAGGTCGGGGATCTGGCCACGTCCCTGTCGAACCTGTCCGGCATCGACGACGAGGTCATCCAGCAGGGCGAGAACGTGCTCCTGACGTTCACGAACATCCGCAACGGCGTCGGCCGGGGCAACGACGTGTTCAACCAGGCCACCACCGCCGCCCTGGACCTGTCCGTCGCGATGGGGCAGGACCTGCAATCCAGCGTCGTGCAGGTCGGGAAGGCCCTCAACGACCCGATCAAGGGCATGACCGCGTTGCAGCGGGTCGGGGTGACGTTCAGCGCCGAACAGAAGAAACAGATCGAGGGGTTCATCAAGTCGAACAACCTGATGGGCGCCCAGAAGGTCATCCTCGCCGAGTTGAACAAGGAGTTCGGGGGTGCGGCCGCCGCAGCGGCGGACCCGGCGCAGAAGGCGGCGGTGGCGTGGAAGAACTTCGAGGAACAGATCGGCGGGATCCTGCTGCCGAAGCTCAACGAATTGGCGACGTGGTTCACGACGGTTGGGCTGCCGAAGGTCACCGAGTTTTCCAACCGGCTGGGCACCCTGTTCGACAAGGTCGGCCCAGCGGTCAACACGTTCAAGGTCAGCGCGTCGGGCGTGTTCAAGGACTTGGAGTTGCCCGACGCGACAATCGCGAAGATCAAGCTGTTGGCGGAGTCGTACCTGCCGGAGCTACGCAGCGAGGTCAGCGGGGTCACCGCGACCTTGAAGAGCAACAAGGAAGGGTTCGAGCAGGTCAACGACGCGGTCACCCGGATCACGAACCTGTTGGGTCCGTTCGTGGAGATCCTCGGGTCGGCGCGGGGTGGGATGTTCCTGCTGAGTCTGTCGGCGTCGGAACTGGGTGCCACGATCGGCGGGCTCGGCCAGTTCTGGACCGAGATGAAGAGCGCCTTTCAGATCGCGTTACAGATCATGTCGGACTCGTTTTTCAACTTCGCGAAGACGTTCATCGGCACCGCGGCGGCCACGTTCGGGTGGATCCCCGGGATCGGCCCGAAACTGAAAGAGGCGGCCCGCCAGTTCGAGGCGTTCCAAACCGAGGTCAACAAGGCGATTGACGGGATCACCGCGGCGAAGACGATCGCGCTGAACGTGCAGTACACGTCGCCGGTGAGCACCGCCGGGGTCAAGTTCACCGGCCCCCGGGTCGGGTTCTACGCCGAGGGCGGCATGGTGCCCGGCCCGTACGGGGCGCCGCAACTCGCCGTGGTGCACGGCGGTGAGCAGGTCCGCACCCCCGAGCAGCAGAACGCCCCGATCCGCCTCGACGACTGGACGATCACCCGCCTCGCGCAGGCGTTGTCGACACGGCCGGTGCGGGTCGCGATCGCCGCGCCCGGCTGGGATCTGGGTGTCGCCGGGATCCTGCCGTGACGAACACCGTCCGCCTCGTCGACGGCGCCACGATCGTGTGGCTGCGTCCCGCCGCGCCGGCCCACACCGACCAGGTGTTCTGCGCCAGCCACGAGATCACGTTCCCGGCGGCGCAGGTCGTCGACCAGCCCCTCGCCGAGGACGACGGGATCCTCGACGTGACCGCCCGCCACGGTGGGGCGACGTTCCGGGCGACGCTGGTCATCCGCGACGCCGCGACCACCCGGCATCAGGCTGCCGACCAGTTGCGGGCGATCCTCGCCCCCAGCAAACGGCCCACCCTGATCGTGCAACGCGACGGCTGGTCGGGGGAACGGCAGGCGGTGGTGCGGGGCGACACGTGGGCGTGTATCACCGACCGGACCGCCGGGGTGATCCTCCACGCCACGATCCAGGCGGCGATCCCCGGCGGGGTCCTCGAAGACACGGCCACGCAGACAGCGGTGATCCGCCCGTCGGCGACCTCCGCGACGGGCCGGACCTACCCGAAGACGTATCCGTGGTCGTACACCCCAGCGAACGCCGGCAGCGTCGCCACGTTGACCTCCGCCGGGAACGTCGCGACGGCGCCGATGCTGCGCCTGTACGGGGCGTGCACCGAACCGGTCATCCTGAACGTCACCACCGGTCAACAGATCGAACTGGATGACCTGACCCTCGTCGACGGGCAGTACCTCGACATCGACCTCGACGCCCGGACGGTCCTACTCAACGGCGACCCGTCCCTGTCCTACTACGACCGGATCAACTTCGCCACGTCGACGTGGTGGAAGCTGCAACCCGGCGCGAACATCATCAACGTGGCGGTCGCCACGTCCGACGCGTCCTGCGAACTCGACGTGTCGTGGACCGACCGTTGGATCGGAGGCTGAACGGGTGGCGAACACCGTCGTCGTGTCGACCGCGGACTCGAATATGGATGATGTGCCGCTGTGGCAGCAGGCGTCCGGCGGTGACGCGGCGATCAGCTACACCGGCGCCGCCGATCGCGGCCTGCTCGACGCGCTGATCGCCGCCGAGGGGATCCTGTCGTTCGGGGCGTTGAAGGTCACCCAGCGGGGTGCGGGTGCGAACTTCTCTGTTGACGTGGCCGCCGGGATGATCGCGATTCTGGGGGACAACGCCGCGAACCAGGGTAAGTACGTGGCCCGAACGTTGGGTGTCGTGAACGTGGTGACGCCGACCGCCCCCGGGTCCGGTACCCGCGTCCACCGGATCATCGCCCGGGTCCGCGACAAACAGGTCATCGGGTCCGGCACCTACGACTGGACGTTGGAACTCCTCGAAGACACCGGGACGGGCACCCCGGCTGAGCCGTCGTCGGCGGTGACCCTCGCAACCGTGTCGATCGCCGCAGGGCAGGCGTCCGTGCTCAACGCGAACATCACCGACCTGCGGCCCTACGCGCAGACGTTCAACAACGCCGGCCTGATCGCGGTGACCACCTTGACGGGTACCGCCGCGTCGGTGACGTTCTCGTCGATCCCGCAGATCTACCACAACCTGCGTCTCGTCGGGATCGCCCGGGGTGACACCGCCGCCGCGTTCGTGACGGTCGGGTTGCGGTGCAACGGCGACTCCGCCGCGAACTACGACTCCGAACAGATCGGCGCGTCGGGCAGCACCGCCGGAGCATTCGAGTCGATCAACGAGACGTTCGGGCAGGTCGGTGAGTGCACCGCGTCGACCGCCCTCGCCGGCAGCGCCACCATTTGGACGATCACGATCCCCCACTACACGCAGACGACGTGGTGGAAGTTCTGGACGGCGAGTCACATGCTCAACGACCAGACCGTCGGTGGGGCGTCCGGTGGGGTGATGAGTAAGCATTGGGCGGCGCGGTGGCGGAACACCGCCGCGATCACCTCGTTGACGCTGTTGCCGTCGGCGGGGAACTTCGTCGCGAACTCGGTGTTCGCCCTGTACGGGGAGATTTGACCATGGCCCGGACCGCTGTCGACGTGAACGCCACGACCCGCAACGTCGTCGTCCGCCCGTTCACCGCGCAGGAAGAGACCGACAAGGATGCGGTGGAGGCGGCGGCGGCGACCGTGGCGACCGCCCGGGCGCAGCGTCTCGCCCGCCGGGCGGCGGCCCGGGCCCGGATCATCGCGCGGGCGCAGAACGCCGACGGGCTCGGCGCTGTCGCGCAGGCCATCATCGAAGCGTTGGACCTTGACGCGCCGGATGTGTCGTGACCGGTTGGACGTGGGCGGTCGGCCCGTGGCGGCCCGGCGCGTCGAGCAAAGCCCTGTGGACGGCGCGGGGTGGTGGCCCGCTCGCCGAACTCGCCACCGCGACCGGGCGGCGTTTGCGCTGCAAACTGTCCGAACCGTCGGAAGCCTCGTTCACCCTGCCCGGTGGCGACGACACCGCCGGGCTCGTCGAAGACCTCATCACCGACCTGTGGGTGTACCGGGCCGGGACGGTCGGCGCCGTGTTCCGGGGCCGGATCATGGGGCCCGACTCCGACACGTTCGACGCCGGGCAGGGCCACACCGTCGCGTTCGCCGCGCAGGACTACCGGGGCGTGCTGGACCGGCGCCTCGCCATGGCCGACCGGACGTGGACGGGGATCGAACAGTCCACAATCGCGTGGGATGTGATCACCGACATGCAGGGGCAGGTCGGCGGGGACTACGGCCTGATCAAAGGGACGTGGCCGACAACCGGGGTCACCCGCCCCAGCGTGATCGTGAAGGCTGGTGACCAGGTGTGGTCGGGGCCGTTGAAGAAACTCGCCGGGATGGAAGGCGGGTTCGACTTCGACATCGACGGTGACCTCGTCGCGAACCTGTACTACCCCGGGCGGGGTGTCGACAACGGTGTCGTCCTCGACTACGGCGGGATGGTTGCCGGCGGCACCCGCACCTTCGATCCCAGCACGTTCGGGAACGCGATCCGGCAGTCGGGCGCCGACGCGATCGCCATCACGACCGCCGCTGTCCCCGACCTCGCGTCCACACCCGAGGGCCGCTGGGATGTCCAGTTCTCCGACCCGCAGTTGACCACCGCCGACATGGTCGCGAAGACCGCCGCCGCGAACCTCGCCACCGCATCACAACCCACCCCCGGATGGACGTTGAAGTTGGCGCGGGGCCGGTGGGGCGGGCCCGGGCATGTGTGGTTGGGCGACTGGGTGACGGTGGTCGTGAAGACGGGCCGGCTCGGTGACGTGTTCACCGCCCGGGTCACGCAGGTCGACATCGACTTGGGCGACGGCGGCGCCGAGGACGTGACCGTATACGCCGGCACCCCGATCCCCGACCGGCGCACCGTGCTCCGGGGGATCGGCCGCCGGTTGCAGGTCCTCGCGAAACGGTAGGGAGCCAGATGGCACGCACGGCGGGGATGGCCGCATCTTCTAGGCTGCGGCGTTGCCATGTTTGTGGTTGAGGATCAGTTGACATACGACAGCCAGTTCGCGCGGGCGTTGCGCCAATCGGGTAACAAGCCAGAGCAACAGTTCATCGCTGGCGTGGAACCACTCGCTAGTGCCGATCCGATATCGGTGCCACATGCGGTGATGGCGTCGTTCGTCAATCTGCCCGCCAGGGAAGGTGAGGAGCACGTCGGCACGCAGTTCTCCGCCCCGCCGTTTCAGGTCTGATGATCGACCTATCTTGATGTGGCAACCGTCGGTGGCGTAGTAGACGTGCTCGACGGCCCCGCGAGGTATCTCAAACAGCGTTGCCTGCAACATGGGTAGATGGTCTGCCGTGTGCCGTAGCAACGCAAACCTCGATCGGATGGGGTTCGTGCCGGCCGTGCCGTCGTTGTTGGTCAACGTCTATCGCTGTCTGTCGCTGGGTATCGCTGGTGGTCGTTGCGTGCATCCAGTGCACGAGTGAATGTGACGGATGTCACAGACATCTTGTGAGACGAGAGTAGGTAATTGGATGGCACGCAACGGCGGAGATTATGCCTGGGGCCGCCCGTCTATCGCCGCGATGAAGGCGGCCGGGTGGACGTTCGTGTCCCGCTACCTGTCGTACGAGTCCGCGGCGTCGGGCAGCGGGAAGAACCTGTCCGCGGCGGAGGCCCGAACCCTGTTGGCCGGTGGCATCGATGTGGTGTCGAACTGGGAGTGGTGGGGCGACTGGGCGCACGACTACTCCGGCGGGTACGCGCGGGGTGCGCAACACGCCCGCGACGCCAACACGCAACACCTGAACTGCGGCGGCCCGCCCGGACGGCCCATCTACTTCTCAACCGACTTCGACCCGACCGACGCGCAGCTGCCCACGATCGCCGACTACTACCGGGGTGCCGCCTCCGTGCTCGGGCTGGCGCGGGTCGGCGCGTACGGCGGCTACCGCACCATCAAATACCTGTTCGACCACGGGGTCATCCGCTACGGCTGGCAAACCTACGCCTGGTCCGGTGGGCGGTGGGATCCCCGCGCGCAGGTCCGGCAGGTCCGCAACGGCGTGCTCGTCGGCGGGGTCGACTGCGACTTGGATACGGCGCTCGTCGACGACTTCGGCCAGTGGGGCGGCGCGTCCGCACCCGACACGACCGCAACGCAGGAGGACCACATGCTCAGGCTCGGACAGACCACCGGCTCCGGAACCATCTTCGTCGGGAACGGGTATTGGGTGTGGCCACTCCCGTCGTATGACGCGGTGCAGCGGCAGCAGGCGGCGATCGCCGCGGCCGGCGGCGACAACTCGATCCACACGTTCCCATCCGAGGACGCGATGCGCGCCGCGTTGTCCCCGGTCGCGGTGGCCCTCGCCGCCGTCGGTGGGGCCCTGTCCGCCGCAGCCGGGGATGTAACCGCCGTGAAGGCCGCGGTGGTCGCGTTGGCCGCCGCCGGCACCAGCGCCGACACGGCAGTTCTGGTCGCGAAGATGGAAGAAATCTCCGCTGACGTGCTGGCCCGTGAAGACGCCCGGATCAAGGCCATCGCGGATTTGCAGGCGAAGGTCGCCGACGCGCTCACCATCGACCCGCCGCCGACGCCGTGACCGGGGCGGGGTTCCGGTCCGAGCCGCACGTCGCGACGACCGCCGCGCCGTGTCTCGTCCACAAGACCCACAGCCCGAAGTCGCACGTCAACGAGGTCCACCACATCTGGCCGCTCGGGCACGGCGGCCCGAACGTGTCAGAGAACCGGATCGTCGTGTGCGGGACGGGCCACTCGTCCATCCACGAACTCCTGAACGCGTGGTTGAAAGCCGACGGTGACCCCGGCTGGGATGTGCGTATCCGCTACACCCCCGGCGAACGCGCCGTCGCGAGGCTCGGCTTCGAGCGGATCAAACGGCAGGCCATCTGACATGCGGCGACGCCCGACCACGGGGGCAAAGTCGGGCGTCGTCTCGGCGGAACTATGGAACCACACTGCGCACACACAGTGTAACCCCCGCACCACCCGTCCACAGGAAGGTGGACAAGACCAATGAACCCCAGAAACGAACCCGCCGGCATCATCGGACTGCTCACCGCAGTCCTCGCGTTCGTCGTATCCCTGAACCTCCACGGCCTGTCGTCCGTGCAGGCCGGCTACATCGTCGGTGCGGTCACCGCCGTCGGTGGGCTCGTCGTCGCGTGGCGGACCCGGCCCGTCGCACCCGGCGTCATCACCGCCGCGATCTCCGCCCTGGCCGCGTTGGCGACGGCGTACGGGTTCCACCCCCGCGCCGCGGTCGTCGGGGCGGTCGCCGCGCTCGCCGTCGCGCTGTCGTCGTTCCTGACCCGCGGGCAGGTGTCCCCCGTCGGTGTCACACCCCGCCCGGTCCGGGCCGAATAGCCGGGCCCCGCTCCTCCCACGGTCCGCCGCCCCCGCCGTCTCCCCACGGCGGGGGCGGCTTCCGCATGTCTACCCTCAACAGGTGGGACTCGCGGTCTGGATTCGTTGGGTTTGATCCGCGAGCAGGCACCTTGGCGGGTAGGGGCGCATACCGTTACCCCATGACCACGACGTACGTCAATACGCAGACGGTTCGCCACGCCCGACCCAAACGGGGCCGGCACAGACGCACCCACCCCGGCCGCCGCGCCGCCCTCGTCGCCGTCGTGCCGGTCGCGGTGTGGGCGGCGACCCTCACCGCCGGCCCGGCTAGCACACCCCACCCGATGTGGGTAGCCCCACCGGCCATCGACCGAACAGCCACCCCCACCCTCGTCCCGTCGAACCCCAGCGTGGATACTCCCGCACCGTCGCCGGACAGTCCCGGACGGCACCGGACAACCATGCCGCCGCCGATGCGCGCACCCCAACCGCCCCGCACCCGGCCAGCGCCACCCACCCGGACCGCACCGGCACCCGCACCGGTGACGACGACGCACCGGTACACCATCAACAACCCGGCCACCCCCACGGTCAGCCCGACCCGGGGCATGAAGAAGCCGGCACCGCCGAGACGGCACCGGCACCGGAACCCCGCACCTACCCCCAGCCGCGACCGGACCCGACACGTACCCGACCCGGCCGTGGTGCGGCCCACCGCCCGTTGTGGACGACGTTCCCGAACGGGTGGAGCCGGCGGATAGTCGCCCGTTCCTCAGCACGGGCGCGTGGCACCGACGGGTACCAGCGGATCTTTTTGCGGCGCGGGTCGACCGATGACCACCACCAGGACTTCCGGCGGTGCTTGTTGTCGCGGACCGGCGGGTTGCAGCTCATCCCGACGTACACGATCCGCCCGTCCCACCCGTAGTGCTCGTACACGGCGCAGCGTCGGCGGCGGGCGGCGATCCACGCGAGGATGAGACATCCGATGCCGCCGGCCAGCGGCCAAGCCCACCCGATCACGGGAAGTCCCTCCGGTGCGGCGTCATCGGCATCGAGAAGCCGCACGGCGGCACCTCGGGATCGACCGGCGGTTCCTCGTCGTACTTGGCGTACGTCTCCGTAACCTGCCGGTTGTCGTCGCGGTTGCCCACGCACACCGCCACCCAGCCGGTCAGGTAGTCGGCGCCGTGCCAACGGTCACCGACGCCAAAGCTGAGCGAGATCTCCACGAGGTACGGATGCAGTCGGCCGCCGTTGCAGCGGGGGCACAGCGGCTGCCCCGATCCGGGGCTCATATTGACCTTGGCGAGCAAATCCAGTTGTACCGCAGTCGTGTCGCTCACGGTTGTTCGCCCCGTTCCCGCAGGCGGCGTTCCGCACGCCGATACGCCGCCTCCACCGGATCAACCCGCCCGGCCGGCTCGACCAGCACCCGCGTCGACATGAGCACACCGACCCACTCGTCGTCGTCCTCAACCACGAACATGACCATGAGTGGTGGTACGACACAGCCGTGGTACGCGCCTGGCCCGTCCACGCGTCGCCGCTCCACACCGTCCATCGTCAACCGTGGCAAGGACAGTCGCAGTCGGGATCAGGTCCGGGGTACGCCCCGGGGTCGTTGGGGTCATATGGCATCTCGTCCGCGCAGTCGCAGTCGAGGCAGCCGTCGTCTAGGTCTTCCATCGCTCAATTCCTCTCGGCTGGCACGAACTCCAACAACAGGCCACCATCCGCCGCCAACGCCACCCTCGGCGCGAACCCCTCGACGCAGCGCAGCCACAGCACACACGGCGACCCGTCCGGCAGTGTCGCCTCCACCTCGAACAGCCGCCGCCCCGCCTCAACCCGCAACACCCGCACCGGGGCGAGCGCCGGCCGGCGGGGTGGGGCCTGCCACACCGGCGGGGCACCCCACACCAACGCCGTCACCGTGACACCGCCGACGTGTCGAGCAGCGCCAGCAGACTCCGGGCGTACAGGCCGATCTGCCCCGTCTCGTTGTGCCCGTCCGTCCGCAGCCGCTCCACCAGCACAACCAGCGGCGGGGCGTACGCGTCGAGGGTCGCCGCCGCGATCCGCAACGTCGCGATCGCGTTCGCCCGCGCGTACGAGAACGCGTCGAGGTCGTCGGCCGCCTTCCGCAGCGCCGCGACCATCGCGTCCACATCCGGGTACAGCCGCCCGTCGGCGATGTTCAGCCAGTCCCGGCGGTGCGCCGACCGGACATGCCCGAAGAACACCGCGTCGGGTACCTCCACCGGGGCGGGGTGGGAGGCGTGCGTGCAGAACGTCACCGCGCTCACCGCCCCGCCGGGTGGATCGCGTCGGCGAACTGGAACGCCGCGTACATCACCGTCACCTCAACGAACAACGCCACGACCAGCACCACCGCCGCCAACGCCAACAGCCACGTCGGCAACGTCGGGCGGGTCTGCGTCTCAGTCTCCATCAGGTCTTCATCCTCTCGCCGCGGCCAGCGCGGCCCACAGCAACAGCAGGACAGCAACGCCGCCCAGCACGGTCACCAACCCCGACGCCGGCCGCCGGAACGCCAACTTCCCAGCCACCGCGACCGCGCCGACAGCGGCGACCGCAGCCAACCAGGCGTGCGGCACGGTAGCCCACAGGTACGACAGGAACGCCCACCCAGCGACCCCGGCGAGCGCGGCCAACAGGACCGGGCCGAACAGGACGAGCAGCGGATGCCGCCACCCGAGCTTCGCCCACGCCGACCGGCGCGCCGTCCGCCACCCGCTCACGCCGCCACATCCTCACCGGCCTGCAGGATCCCCCGCTGGTAGGCGAGCGCGACCGCGTGGGCGCTCGTCGACGCGCCGAGCGCCCACCGGACCCGCCGCACATGCGTCCCCACAGCCTGCCGGCCGAGGTGCAACCGCGCCCCGATCTGTTTCTGCGTCAGGCCCTCGGCGAGCAGCGTCACGACCTGCATCTGCCGGCCCGTCAGGATGCCGCCCGGCCCGACCCGACGCCGGGGCAGCGGCGTCACATTCGCGTCCATTACCGGTTCACGTCCCAACGCGGCGCGGACGCCGCCTTCAACGGCACCACGATGTACCGGTTGTAGTCGATCCACAGCATCCCCGCCGCGACGCCGGTCTGCCGGGCCAGCTTCGCCATGTACCGCAGGTGCCGGGCGACGACCGTGCCCGGGGACCGGCCGAACCGGTTCCGGTCGATGGGGAGTTGGTCCCACTGCACCGCGCACGACGCGGCGAGGTTGTCCCACCCGATAGCGATCGCGGATGTCTCGTCCTGCACGGTGCGGACGAACCGGTCGAGTTTGCTTGAACAGTCGAGGTCCGGAACGGTCAAAGTCGGCATGATTCCATCAATCCTTTATCACTCGGTGTAACTCTTCTGGATGTTGCGGCCCCGTCTTCGCGAAGTTCGCGAAGATCGGTCTGTCCGGATATGCCTGGCCGTTCGCGAACTTCACGGCCCACTTCGCGAACGCCTCCCTATAAGCGCCCCCCGACTTCGCGAAATCCGACTTCGCGAACTTCGCGAAATCTACGATCACCCTGTGTGACCGGCGACGACGGCGCCGTCGAGGACCTTCGGCTCCCGCAGGATCACGAACTCGCCCCGGTCCAACCGCTCGATCGTCAGACCCGGCGGCGACACAACCTCGCCCTTCGCGACCCGGTCCATCCGCTCCGAGAACCACGACACAGACCGCTTGAACGGGAACCGGGCGATCACGTCCCTTGGCGCGAACGTCTCCATCCCCTCATCTGCCATCCGCCGCAGCACCAGGTCGAACGCGTCGTAGGCCGCCTGCCGGTTCGGGGCCTCGGGCCGTTCGTCGCCGCTGTCCCAAATCAGGTCAGGCTCGTCCAACTCTTCCGGGGGGCGCAGCTCGTCGGGGTCGGCGTTGGCGTAGCGCTCCACGTCGCCGGGTTCGGGGTCGTCCATCGCCGGGACCGGGGGGACCTCGTCCGGGTCGGCGGATGCCCAGTCCTTTAGGTCGTAGGGGTTGACGTTCGGGTCGGTGTGCATGTCAATCTCCTCGTCTCGCGGTTGCGTCGGGGTGACCCAACGCGGCGGGTTGGTTGGTAGCGGTACGGTCGGGGACTCCGCCGCCGGCTGCGCTGGCGGTGCGTATGCCGCCGCCGCACGGCCCGGCGGTTGGAACATCGCCCACGCCTTCCCCAGGTCAGCGATGTCGGCGGGGTGCATCCGGGCCCGGTAACGCCGGCCGTCCACGATCGCCGGGACGAGCACGTCGAACCCGCCGCGCAGCGACCGGATCTCCATCGCGTACCGGGACTCGTCGACACCCGGCGCCCCGTCGAGGAAGTGGTAGCCGGGTTTCGTGTTCCGCCAGTCGCAGACCTTGTCACCACCGGCCATCACGGTCCGTTTCGTCATCGCGAACGTGTGGGAGTAGTCGTCGCCGGTCCCGAAGACCTGCCACTGGTTCATCGCCGTCCGGGCGGTGGTGTCCATCGAGTCGCCATCCGCGCGGGGCATCAACGCATGTACGAAGATCCCCGCGGACAGGCACTTCGTGACGAGGTCCCGGAACTGGGTGGTGCCGCACACCATGTCCGCCTCGTCGATGACGACGAGCAACGCCGGCAGGCCGAGGTCTTCGTACGTGCGGACCGTCCAGTCGTTGTGCCGGTGCGCGCCCATCCGCGTAGCCCGTGCGAACGCCAACTTCGCGAGCGCACCGAGCAGCGCTTTCGCTTTCGCATAGCCGTCTGCGTAGAGGACCACGTCGTCCATCACCTGCGCGGCCAACGATTGGCCCGGTTTCGCGCAGTCGATGTACACGACGAGTACGTCGCGGCGGGTGAACGCAATGTCGGTCCACAGGATCGCGCCGCACCCCGACTTCCCCGACCGGGTTGTACCGACGGTGCCGAGGTGCCCGGCGGGGATGTCGTCGCCGTTCGCATCGGCCCACTTCGCGAACCGCACGACCTCGGGTTGCGCATCCGCGTACCGGCCGCACACCCCGCCGTCTGCGAACGAACCACCCGGATGCGAAGGCCCATCCCAGCGGGGCCACGGTTCGAGGGGGTCGCGGTGCATGAACACCATCCGGATCTTCTTCGTGATCGGGTTGCGTTCCAGCCGTGACCGGCCGGGCAGCGCCGCCGGCACGGCGTCTTCGATCGCTTCCATCCGGTGCGCAACGTCGCTCATCGTCTTCCCCGGGCCGGGGCTGATCTCAGCGGTGATGTGGTGCGCGTCGATCGTCGGCTGGCTGACCGTGGCCCGATCGAGGCCGATCAACTTCCCGAACGTGTCAGCCCCGGCGCCGTCCTTGGCGCGGCTGTCGGCGCGCAACGCGTCGATGCGGGGCAGGTGCCACGACCCGGCACCGATCAGCGACAACGTGAAGTGGATGATCAGCCACGGCAGGGACCAGCCGAACACGACGGTAAACCCGACCAGGAATCCGGCGAGCCACATGGTCCCGATGACGTGGGCGGCGACGAACGTGTCCCGTTTCGTGACCCGCGTGTTGTGCAGCCACGCAATCAGCGACAGGGCGCAGACGCTGAGGCACACGCACGCGGTGATGATGGCCTTGACGTGCGGGTCACCGATCCCGATTGGCCATGGCAATGGCCACCCGTTGACGGTGCGGACCTGGTCGCCGAGCAGGTACAGGGCGGTCGAGCCCCACGGGATCGCCGCGAACCAGACCCGCCAGTACCCGACGAACGGGGTGGTGCCGCGCCCGCGTGGGCGGCGTTCGTCGTGGTCGTGGTGCTCGGCGCGTCGCGTCGTCGTCACGTCAGGCGCCCCGTTCCTGGCGTAGTTCCTTCGTCCACAGCTCGACGGCACGTTTGCTGACACCGAGCGCGAGGGCGATCTCCGCGCAACTGCCCTCCCGTGCGGCGTACCGGCGGCGGGCCTCGTCCGCGGTCGGGTTGGTCGATGCCGGACGGGTCTTCGGACGCTGCCGGCGGCGGGTAGGCCGTGCAGCCCGTGCGGGCACGTCAGCGGCAGGCGGTGCCGCCTCGGCGGCCGGTCGCTGTACACGCGGCGCGGGAACCGACACGACCGGGACCGGCCGGTGTCGCCACGTCACCACCGCGAGGTGCACACCGAGCGACAACAGCACCGGCAGCACACCCGCACCGATCCAGCCCTGCCACGGCAAGCCGCGCGCCTGCGCATCGGCGAGGTTCGCGGCGATGCTCGACGCGTTCGCCACCGCGAACACCGACCACGCGTACACACGCACCCGGAACGGTGCACCGGCGAGGACGAACGCCGCCGCGACCGCGACGATCTGCAACACGTCCAGCGCAACCGGCACCGCGAACGCGAACCGGTCACCGAGGCGCATCACGTCACGCCCATAGCCCCAGTTCCCATGCGCAGTCAGAGCGAAGATCCCGGCGATGACGACCGCCGTCGCGGTGATGAGCACACCGGCGGCGGTGCGTTGCGCAGTGTCAGGCTTCGCACCCGCGTTCGCATCGGTCATGGCCGCAAGTATGGGGTCGCTTGCGCGCTGTGCGCAACCCGCACGGTGCGCACGGCACGCGCAACTATACCCAGGGTGACGTGCGCAACAGACTTGCGTACCATGCACGCCATGCGCGACGAAGACGCCCCCGACAGCGAAGACTGGCTGTCGCCGCGCGAAATCGCCGACGCGTTGCGCGTGCCGTTGCGCACCGTCCAGGCGTCGTTCGCAGACGACGAACTGCGCATCCGATGGTGGGAGCCGGAGGTCGACGGGCGGCGGGTCAAGGCGTGGCGTACGAAGCCGTTGACGCGGCAGCGGCAGTACCAGGCCCGCCGGTGGGCTGTCGACCGGCTCGTCGGCGGCGAGCCGGTCGGTGCGTAACGTCCGGCGGTGCGAACAGGTGTGCTCATGGGTTCGACCGTGCGCGCCGACCCCGGGTGGTGGAAGGTCCCGCCTGTTCGCTGGTTGATCTGCGAACAGGCGGCTTTACCCAAGGCGGAGATCGTACCGAGCCAGCATCCCCCGGAGGGTAAGCCGTGGCGGTTCTTTTACCCATGCACGATCTCCACGTTGGTGCCACGCCCTTTGTATCCGCGGTGGTCGTGGCCTGTTCCGCGCGCCCTTGCCCTCGGTGGCGCTCCGCGTCCGGCGTTCCGGTGAGCCGGCTTCCGTTCCCCCGTTGTTCTCTTGTACCACAATAATAGGCACACCATCGGCCTACGTACAAGGGTTTGTGTGGGACAACAACAAGATTCTTGTGGTACGGTTATCGACATGACAGAGGACACCGCCCCACGTCGGCGCGGCCGACCCGCAACCGGCCAAGTACCTAAGCGGGACATCCGGATCGGCGAAGTTTGGGACGTGGCCCGTGCCGCAGCCGAGGAAGACGGCGAACGGTTCGCGGCATTCGTCGAACGAGCACTCCTCTGCGAGCTGCGCCGACGCAACCGTGCGCGTCAGCGTGCCGCTACAAGGACGGAGCCGCTGTGAGCGAGGCACGTACATTCGAGATTCTCGCCCACCTGCGCGATCTCCACGGACAGACGATGTACGTCAAGGGATCGGCGGACACCGTTCTGATCACGCACGTGACGTTCGGCCATGCCCACCTAGACATCGCGCAGGTACGAGCCGTGCGAGACGCACTCACCCAGTGGCTGGACGAGCGCCCACCAACGTCGTGAGCTACCGCCCCCGGCGTAGCCCGGCGAGGCGCCGTTGCCGGCCCCGCACCAACTGCAGCACCCTGCCCGACCCGGTTGCCTCCGCCACGAACCGGGCCCGGTCCAACACCGCCCCCGCCTCGTCGAGGTCGTCGGCGACCATCAACGCCGACCCGAGATGGCCCATGTACTCGGCGGCCCAGTCCGCGCCGCGCATCTCCGGCGGCATCCCCTCGAGCCCGGCGGTGAGGTCCGCGACCGCCCCCGCCGCCGCGACCGGCCGGTGCCGCGCCACGTACAACCACACCAAGCCGCGCTCCAACCGCCACAGCCACGGCGCCCGGTAGTACTGCCACGCCGGCACCGCACCCGTGTACCGGTTGGTCGCGTCGGCGAGCTGGTCGCCGAAGTCGAGCAGCGGCAGGGCGGCGTCGACCTCACCCAACGCGGCCAGACCACGCGCGGCGGCATAGGCGTCATAGGCGCGCTGCCCCGGATAGACGGCCGGGTCACGCAGCGCGGCGCGGGCCAGCCCAACCGCCGGCGCCCACTGGCAGGTCAGCCACGCGACGTGCGCCTGGTACGACACGGTGGTGGCGAGCAGATCCCGGTCGCCGTGCTCGGTTGCCCACTCCGCCGCTCGCGCGAACCACACCCGGGCGTCCGGCCACTTCCCGAGCGACGTGTGCAGCCAGCCGCAGAACTGGGCCCACTGCGCCGCGACGTACAGCAGGTCGGGGCGGGTCGGGCCGGCGACCTCCACGACCATGGTGGTGATCGCGGCCATCTGCGCGGCGACGGGGCCGAGCATGGTGGCGGAGCCGGCCACGTCGTCGAGGTGGCGTTGCCCGGCCAACACGCGGGTGAGGGCGTCGATCGTGTCGGGGCCGACGCGGCGGGGGTTCGCGACGGCGTCGACGAGCAGGTCCCGGTCGTCGGGGCTTGCGGCGGCGATCAGTAGGTCGGTGAGTTGCCCGTCGGCGTGGAGTGCCCGGTCGAGGGCGCGGACCACCTGCGGCGAGGGGCTGCGTTCGCCGTTGACCAACTGGCTGAGGTAGCTGTGGGAGATGTGCGCGGCGGCGGCGATCCGGTTCTGCGACGCCCGCGTTTCGAGGATCAGTGCGACGAGGACGGCGCGGAAGCGGGGGTCGATGGCAGGGCGGCCCATGCCACGCAGTGTACGGACACGGTGACGCCCCCGGCCGCGCCAACCGGGGGCGTCGCTGTTCCACCACGGTTAGGACAGCGTAATCGCCTTCTTACCTCAGCCTGCCGCTGCACTTCTCGCAGCGATCCTTACCGTCCCGGTATGTCCAGTTGTCCGGTGGCTCGCTCAACTGGCGCCGCGCCGCCGCCAGCTTGTCGTGCGCGTCGACCTCGGGCACGGTCTCCGCACTCGCTTCGCAGTCATCGCAGACCAGCCCATACACCTTGACGACGTAGTAGCTCACGGCTCACCCGATCCGCTGCCAGGTGCCGCACCCCCGCGCGTTGAACGCCGCGTCGGTGCCCACGATCGTGACGACGACGGGGGTGCCAGTCTGGCCGGATCCGTTGCCGATGATGTCGGAAACCGCGCCGCTGGTGCCCTTCAACCGCACCCAGTAGCAGCCGTCGGAGGTGGCGGGGACGGTAGTGCGGTACTGGCCGGGGGTGATGTCGGTGCCGACGAGCCACGTGCCGTCCCCGAACGTGGCGCGCGGACCGGTCGCGGCCGGTGTGGCCGGTGTGGCGGCGGCGGGCGGGGGTGAGCTGTTCGTCCGCGCGCCGAGCGGCAGGACGAACAGGGCGACGCCGCCGACGATCCCGAAAACGCCGCAGATTCCGAGGGCGACGGCGACCTGTTTGGAGGTGGACATGGGGCGGCGGGCAGGGGTGTTCACGGTGGGCTACTTCCCGGTACTTCGGTGGTGCGGATAGATCAGACAGGTTCGTTGACGATCAGATTCTCAACAACCGAACCGAGCACGACCCGCGCAATGCGGATCAGGTCATCGACGGCCCGGCGGAGGGTGGTGTCGTCGCCGATCTTTTCGGCCCAGCCGTCGATGACGAGCGCTTGCACGGCGTTCGCGAGGAACGCGTCGTCGGTCAGGGCCTTCACAGCAGCCTTGGCCTGACGTTCCTCAGCTGCTCGACCAGCGCCGTCGCAGCCACATTCGGCGGCGTGAATTGCATCGGCGATGCTGCCAATCAGGTTGGTACTCATCTCAGTTCCCTTCGGGGAGTCGGTTGGTGGCGGTCAGCCATGCGGCCACATCGGGCCAGTTCCACGCGGGCCGACCCCCGACGGTCCACTGCGGGGCGGGGAAGTCGGCGTGACGGCGGCGCCACGCGTCAACGGTCGCGAGGACCACCCCCGCGCGGTGCGCGATTTCCGTCGCACCGACCGGGTCAACGTCCACCTCAGCCATCAATATCAATCCCGCGTCCCACTGGGCGCATGTGCCACGGGATCACGTCGGCGGAGGTGAGTTGGTCTTCGACGCAGGTGCCGTGCCACTGCACGAACAGGTCGTCGCCGTCGATGTTGACGATGGTGCCGGTGTGGGTGCCGTCCCATTTGGTGTCGCGGACACGGTCGCCGATTTCGTAGGTCATCTTCGGGCTCCTATGTTGTTGTTACCCCTACAGTATCCGGCCCGGTCGACCCTGTCAAGGAAACCCCGACACCTGTTCGCAGCCTTGCCCCGCGAACAGCAACCGACTACCCACCGCACCCGCCCCGTCGCACCCTGAAATCGGCACGGAGGGAGCGTAACCCCGACGCCACGTCGACCGTTCAACCCCGAAAGGGGCGACCATGCGCGTAGCAGTGTGGATCAACAACATTCACGACCTCGACGAACTCGACCGGCTCCACGTCTACTGCCGCCGGCAAGGCCACGAGGTCCACGCTGTCGTCCACGACGCCGAAGGCATCGCCGACGCCGCCCGCATGTACGTCGACGGCGACATCGGCGCACTCGTCATCGTGTCCCGCAAGTGCCTGCCGCTCCCCCTGGAAATCATCACCGTCGAGGTCGTGACCACGTTCCCTACGCAGCGTCGCCGGTCCGGGCAGATGCAGGGCCACCGCCCACGCCGTCTCCGCTGAGATCCGGCAACATCAGCATCGCCTGTTGCAGCCGGTCCATCCGTACCTCTGTGTACCGCTGCGTCGTCGTCAGCAGAGAATGCCGCATCAACTCCTGCACCCACCGGACGTTGCCGCACTGGTCGAGCAGCGTGGTGGCGTACCAGTGCCGCAACCGTCGCAACGTCACGTCGACGCCCAGACGCCGCACATGGCGCGCGGTCGCACTACTCACCCACCGCGCGTCAGCCGGCCTACCGTCCCGCTGACGGGTCACCGGCCCCGGTGGTAGATCACGCACCGCACGCCACACCACGGGATGCATCGGCAGCTTCGCCGGCTTGTCGCCCTTGCCGTGCTGCACAACGATCACCCTTGCGGTCATATCCTGCCGGCGCAGCGCCGCGATCTCGATCGGGCGCAGCCCTCCGTACGCGGCGAGGATGCAATGCAGGCGGAACGGCTGCCGCGCCTGCGTCACACACAACCGCACCACGTCGGTTGTCGCCGGGCTCGGCACACCGCGTGGGACCTTCGGCCGTTTGATCCGCGCCATCGGGTTGTGCGACAGCCACGGCGGGTCGTCGTCGCCCTCGACCGCCCACGTGTAGCAGCGCCGCAGGTGTCCCCCATAGGTCGACCGGGTCTGGTTGACGGGGAACCGGTCGAGCCAGTCACGGATTTCGACCGGGTGCGCCTCGGGGACACCACGGGGAAGCTCACGATGTGCCCGGTACAGCACGTACCGGGCCCTGTCGATGGTGCGCGGCGAATACTCTTCCTCGCGCAGGTACATCAGATGCGCCTCGATCATGCGGTCCACGGTGGTCATATCAGCCACACTCGTCACGCTGCGACGGGTGCCACCCCGACCGGCCGGACATGGTCCGCCCCGGCGTCACCCGACCGGGGTCGTCCATTCGAGCTGACGATGAGCAGCCGATCCATGATGTTGCGGATCCGGCTCAGCCGAACGGTTGGTGTGAGATACCGACCGGTAATGCCACCTTTCCCGGGTTGGATCAAGTCGCGGGGATCCACGCCGAGCGCGATGGCGATCCGTTCGATCTCGTCCAGGTCAAACGCGATATCTCCAGTGAGACGCCGGGACAGCGCCGACTGAGTGAGCCCGACCTGTTGTGCCAGACGGGATTGGCTGATCCGCCGTCGTGCCATCAGGGCACGGACCTCCTCGGCTGCCGTTTCGCGGAGCGGCGCCGGCAGGGCGGGGGATGTCGTCATAGAGATCAGTCTGATGTCCGGAGCGAGCAGAGTCAACGCTGAGCGGGCAAACGGATCGCTATGCGAGCATCCTGCCCGCTCGGTGGGTTGACTTACCCGCTCAGTGGGTAGACGATGCTCTACATGGGTGAGCCAGTCACAGAGACGGTAGCGGGCGAAGTCCGCGCCGAAATTGCCCGCCAGAAGATTGACCGGCGAAAGCTCGCCGCAGACGCGGGGATGTCCCGTTCCGCGCTCGCCCGCCGCCTGTCCGGCACCGTGCCGTTCGACGTGTCCGAGTTGCAGCGCATCGCCGTCGCGCTCGGGAAACCAGCCGCGCACTTCCTGCCCGCCGCCGAGGTGGCGTCCACCCCCTGACACACAGAGAGGACGGGTCGCCGCCTGCCCGCGACGACCCGCCCACTACCCGCCCACATCGCAACACCCGGGAGGCACCCCGAAATGTCCAACATCAACGGTACCGCCAACGGCAAATCCGCGCGTGACGCCCTCATCGCAGGACTCAGGCAACTAGCTGACTGGTACGAAGCCCACCCCGACGTGCCCGCCCCCTGGTATCCGGAACTCGCCCACTGCGTCATGTCCAGCGACGACGACACGGGGGTCGCCGAGGTCCAGACCATCGCCAACGCGGCCGTCGTCCCCACGACGGTGGACGAGCACGGCGCGGACGCCTGCCGCATGTTCGACGGGCTCCGCTTCCACGTCTTCTACGTGCGCCGCGATGTGGTGGCGGACTGGGACGCGTTGACCTCATACCGGGGCGCGGTCCACGCCGATGAGCCGGTCGCGGATCTGGGTGACGTGCTGCGCTGGACGGCGGTCCAGTCATGAGCGAGACGCCGACGTACCCGAACGTGACCGTGCACCTGTCCACCGGTCAGGACGGCAACGTCTTCGCCGTCATCGGCACCGTTCGTCGGGCGCTGGACCGTGAGGTCGGCACGAACGCCGCCGTTCAGTTCGTCACCGACGCGTTCGCCTGCGGCTCGTACGACGAGGTTCTGCGGCTCGTCATGTCCACTGTGGACGTGACGTGATGACCGCCGCGAACCTCGCCGTCTTCGTCGGCTGCACCGGCGACCTCCACACCGCCGAAGTCCACCCCGCCCGCCGCGACACCGACATGGTGGTTCGGGTCCGGATCCTCGACGCGCGACGGGTGTGGAACCGCACCGACTACCTCGTCACCCCCGTTGCGGGGCGCGGGCAGCAGTGGATTGCCGCGAACCGGGTCGATGACCTCACCACCCCGGGCGGCCCGTCGTGAACGGGCCGTGGCTCGACACCCCGGCCGGCGTCGTCTGGGCCGTCATCCACCTCCCCGGCCGGCGCGGCAACGGCGCCATCACCCACATCACCGCCGACTCAGGCGACGCCGACATGTACGCCCGCACCGTGCGTGGCGTGATCGTCGCGCTGCCCGTTGTCGCGGACTACCGCACCGACCCGCCCACTGCCCAGGGAGAACCGTCATGACCGACACCGACCCGATCACCATCGCCCGCGCTGTCGAGGCCGGCGCCGCCTGGTTCGACCAGCAGGACGTGCCGGACTGGGTCGACCGGATCGACCCCGACCGGCTCCGGACCCTCGACTATCTCGACTGCCCCGCCGGGCAGATGTACGGCGACTTCTACAAGGCCCCGTTCGGCGAAGACTTCGACGCCGTCGCGCACGGGTTCGACGCCAACACCTACAACGAGTACGCGCAGCTCGACGCCGAATGGCGGCGCCTCATCACCGCCCGCCGCACCGTCGCCGTCATCCCCGACGGGATCGACTTCGACATCGAGTGCGGCGTGTGCGGGGAGCGTGTCCGCAACGTCGCCACCGACCCGCGCGAGGCCCGGCGGGTCGCCGACCAGCACGTCTGCGACGGCGGTGCGTCATGACCGACCCCAACACCCCCGACCTCGACACCACCGACCGGGCCGACCAGTTCACCCGCCGCGTCACCCTCTACGCCGACACCTGCGAACTCGTCGAAATCGCCGTCCGGCGGCAGTTGCTCGACGGGCAGATGGCCCACGGCGACCGGGCCGCCTACCGGACCATCCTCAACCGGCTCCACACCCATCAGGTCGACTTCCTCGTCGCGTTCCTCGCGAACGTGTGCAGCGAACTGGCCACCGCCGCCGCCGAATACTCCGAGACCAGCGTCGACGCGATCGTGGCGGACATCCACGAGGCCGCGGCGGCCGCGATCGACGCGGCTGAGCGGGAGTACCTCGAATCGGGGTACCTGCCGTGACCCGCCGGCTGCTCGACCTGTTCTGCGGTGCCGGCGGCGCCGGGATGGGCTACCACCAGGCCGGGTTCGAGGTCGTCGGGGTGGACATCGAACCGCAGCCGCGGTACCCGTTCGAGTTCCACAAGGCAGACGCCATGACGTTCCCGCTCGACGGGTTCGACGCGGTACACGCGAGCCCACCATGCCAGGACCACACCGAACTCGCCTTCGGGAAACTAGGCCGCCGCGAGGCGCATGGCACCGGCTGGATGCTCCCCGCCACCACCGACCGGCTCGGCGTCTCAGGACTGCCGTACGTCATCGAGAACGTGCCGCGGGCGCACCTGCCGGGCGCGTTCATACTCTGCGGCCGGTCGTTCGGTATCGAGCGGTTGAAGCGGCACCGCAAGTTCCTCGTGAACTTCCCGATCCTCGTCCCGCCGTGCGCCTGTTCCCGCAAGGTCAAGCCGCTGGGCGTGTACGGCGACATGAGCAAGAACGACCGTTCGATGGGCAGACACAATCCGGACGGCTACCAGCGGATGCGCGCCGGAGTGGACACCGCGCGCAGGTTGCTGGACTGCCCGTGGATGGAGGCTGCCGAACTCTCGCAGGCGATCCCCCCGGTGTACACGCGGTTCATCGGTGAGCAGTTGCTCGCTCATCTCGGCTCGGCGGTGACGCCGTGAACGTCGTCGGACTCGACCTGTCGTTGACCTCGACCGGGGTTGCGGGGACCACGTGCGGCGACGTGTGGACCGCCCGGATCCGGCCACCCGCCAAACTCACCGGCCACGACCGGCTCAACTACATCCGCCGCACCATCCTCGACTTCTACCTGCCCGGTGTCGCCCTCGTCGTGGTCGAGGGCCCGTCGCTGCGTAGCCCCGGCAAGTACGCCCACGAAAGCGCCGGCCTGTGGTGGCTCGTCACCCACTCCCTGTGGCGCGCGAAGACGCCGACCGCGATCGTGCCGCCGAACAACCGGGCGCAGTACGCGACCGGGCTCGGCGACGCGAACAAGCGTGAGGTGATCGCGTCGGTCGCCGAACTGTTCCCGTGGTTCAACGTCGGCCGGCGGCCCGGGCTCGCCGACGAGGCTGACGCGCTCGTCCTCGCGGCGATGGGCTGCGACTGGGCCGGGGAACCCCTCGTCGTGGTGCCGGCGAAACACCGCGCGGCGCTTGACGGCTGCGTCTGGCCGACCCTGCCCCCGAAGAGTCCCCTGTCCGCCGCCGTGACCGTCCTGGGCCCACCACAACGGGTGTCTCCGGCGGCGGATGGGGGTGCAACCCCAGGAATCCTGCCATGACCCCGCCAACCCGGCCCCCCGACCTGCGCGGCGCCGCCTGCCGCAACGTCGAGGACAAGGACATCTTCTTCCCGTTCCCGGGGAACTACGCCGCCGTCGACGCCGCCAAGGCGATCTGCCGGGGCTGCCCCGTCCTCGCCGCGTGCCGCCCCTGGGCCCTCGCTGTCGCCCGCGACATGTACGCCAACCGGCAGGACATGCAGGGCGTGTGGGCGGGGATGTCCGAACGGGACCGGCAGCCGTACCTCACGGTCCGGGCCGAGTGCGGCACCGACGCCGGGTTCTGGCTGCACGTCCGGTTGGGGGAGCGGACGTGTCCGGCGTGCCGGGCGGTGCACCGCTACGTGCGGGAACACGGCCCGGCGGCGACAGCGGCCCGGAATGAGCGGCGCCGTGGGCATCGGGCGGCGTGCAACGCGGCGGCTGTGGTTGACGTGTCGGCGGTGGCGTCGTGACGGGCCGGGCGCTGGTGCTGCGGGGCGACGCCCGCCGCCTGCCGCTGCCCGACGCGTCGGTCGACGCGATCGTCTGCGACCCGCCATACGGCCTTGGCTTCATGGGCAAGGAATGGGACAGCGGCAAAAGTTTCGTGGAACGCAAGGCCGCCCGGTCCAACACGTTCGATCACGTCGGCGGCAACCACAACCCGGTCGACAACGCCGACGCCGCCCGCACCCGCAGAGTTGAAGCCGCGAAGTTCGGCCGGTGGTGCGAGACGTGGGCGGCTGAGGCGTTGCGGGTGTTGAAGCCGGGCGGGTGGCTGGTCGCGTTCGGCGGTACCCGCACCTGGCACCGGCTCGCCTGCGCGGTCGAAGACGCTGGGTTCGAGATCCGCGACAACATCGGCCACGGCTGCTGTATGGCCTGGGTTCAAGGTCAAGGTTTCCCGAAAGGGGAGAACGCGCTCAAGCCGGCATGGGAGCCGATCATTTTGGCGCGGCGTCCGCTGGCCGGCACGGTCGCCGGGAATGTGTTGGCGTACGGCACGGGCGCGCTCAACATCGACGGCTGCCGGATTGGTGCCGGGCTTGACTATCACGAATTGCGGGTTACGCAAGGCGGCAAAGATGGCGGCGGCTTTGATGTTGGATCAAGCAACGGAACGCGACACACCACGTTTAGACCGGCCGCTGGCCGGTGGCCCACCAACGTCGTCCTGTCCCACGTCCCGCTGCTCGACGACGACGGCTTCCCGGTTGGGGATGCGTGCGAGTCGGGGTGTGTGCCGGGCTGCCCGGTCGCCGAACTCGACGCGCAGAGCGGCGACCGGCCTAGCACGGGCACACCGACCCGGCCCGCACGACCGGGGATCGGAACGACGGGAGGCTACGGTGGGGCGCTCGGCCTAAACACGCAGGGACCGCTTTACTCCGACTCCGGTGGCGCGTCCCGGTTCTTCCCCACCTTCCGCTACCAGGCCAAGGCCGACGACTGGGAACGCCCCACCATCGGCGGCGTCGCCCACCCCACCGTCAAACCCCTCGACCTCATCCGGTGGCTGTGCCGGCTCATCACCCCACCCGGCGGGCTCATCCTCGACCAGTTCGCCGGCAGCGGCACCACCGTCGAGGCCGCGCTGCTTGAAGGGTTCCACGTCATCGGCGTCGAGCAGGACGCCGGCTACCTCCCGCACATCACGTACCGGGTTGACCGTGCCCGCCGCCGGATGCAACCCGGTGTCGCGCGGCTTGGCCGGACCCGCCCGACCCCGCCCACGACTGGGCAGGACGACCTGCTCAGTCTCCTCACCGAAGGGACCCCGCCGTCATGACCGCCCGCATCGCCGCGAAATTCGCCAAAGACAAGCAGGAGTTGAACGGCCTCGACAACATCGCCGACCAGATCGTCACCGACAGCCACTCCTGGACCGGTGTCGCCGTCGTGCTCCTCGACTGCATCCGCGTCACCGACGAAGTCGACCAGGGCGGCGTCCTGATCCCCACCGTCCGGGTCAAGCACATCGAACCCCTCGGTGGGGAAGACGCCACGACCGCACACAAGCTCCTCAACACCGCCTACGAGGCGCGTACGGGGAAGACGCCGCTGCCGTTCGACGAGCCGGCCGACACCGACGACGTGGACCCGAACGTGTGCGGCCCGGTGTACGGCGACCCCCTCGACCAAACCCCGTACGGCTACTGCGAAGCGCCGCGTGGCCACGACACCGGCGACCAGCCCACCGCGCACGTGTACCGCCCCGACTGGACCCCCGAAACCGAGAAGAACGAGGACTGACCGATGCCTGACCTGCCCATCGACGGGCCCCTTGTTGACCCGGCCGTCGCCAAGCGCTACGCCACCGCGCTCGCCGAACTCAACGCCCTCAAACGGATCGTCGCCACGCTCGACGACCTCGACGCCGCCAGCCGCAACCGCGCGTTGCGCTGGCTCACCGACCGGTACGCCGTCGACCTGTGCCCGAACGGCGGTGAGCCGTCGTGAAGGTCTACCTCGCCGCTCGGTACAGCCGCCGACTCGAACTGTGCGATTACCGCGACCAACTCGCCGCCGCCGGCATCGACGTTGTCGGCCGCTGGCTCAACGGCTCCCACCAGTTGTCTGACACGGGTGTCCCGATCGGGGACACCGGCGAGGCCCTCGTCGAGGACGGCCACGGTGACCGGGCCGCCGCTCTGCGCGCGAAGTTCGCCACCGACGACTTCGACGACGTGATCGTCGCCGACATCGTCGTCGCGTTCACCGAACAGCCCCGTGCGAGCACGTCGCGGGGTGGCCGGCACGTCGAACTCGGCATCGCGCTGGGCACCGGAACACCGGTCATGGTCGTCGGGCCGCGCGAAAACGTCTTCTGCTGGCTGCCGGAGGTCAGCCAGTTCGACACGTGGGACGCCTGCCTCGACGCGTTGACCGCGTTCCACGAGTCATTTTGGTTCACCCTCGACGCCGCAGAGGGCGGCCCACGATGACCGCCACCACCCTCAGCCGACCGGTCCGGCCCTACACCGAAGACGGCCTCCGCGACGCCCTCCACGCCCTCGGCGCCCACGCCACCACCGTCGCCGAAACCCTCACCACCCACGGGCACCGTGGGCAACGGGGCTGCGCGAGCCGCTGCCCCATCGCCCGGTACCTCGCCCATGAGTTCCCCGACGTGGTCGGTGTGGATGTCGACACCGACATCGCGACACTGTGGCTGAGCGGCGACCCTGACGGCCACCACCTCGGCGACTGCCGGGTCACGGTGGATATGCCGTTGCCGGTCGCGGTGTTCGTGCGACGGTTCGACGACCCCGCCGACATGTGGTACGTCGACCTCGACGAGGACGTGCCGTTGCCCGGGGCGACACCATGACCGCCGTCGTCGGGTGGCGCACCATGCTCGCCACCGAAGCCACAGAACGGCAGATCGACACGTGGACCGGGCGGGGCTGGCTCGCCGGCACCCGCCCCGGGTCCGGGCGGCGCCGGGAATGGTCCGCCACCGAAGTCCCCGTCGCCCGGCTCATGGTCCGGCTCATCCGTGCCGGGCTGACCCCCGAAGCGGCGCACCGGGCCGCGCGCAGTCGGCTCGCCGGGCCAGCCACCGTCGACCTCGGCGACGGCATCACGCTGACCGTCGACGCGCCGCCGCCGTGGCCACCCCACGCCGACCCCGTTCCAACCAACGGCGCCGAAATTGCGGTGCGGCAGGTGCCGCTGTGGGCCGAACTCGGCCCCGACGACACCACCCTCGCGAACGTCCTCCCCGAACTCCGCCCCATCCACGACCGCACACAGCGGTGGGGCCTCGAAGACCCCGACGAGCCCGACGACGACGGCGATTACATCCCGCGGCTGATCACCGCGCAGATCAGAGACGGACTCCTGTGAGCAACGACAGCGCGATCGAATGGACCGACGCACCCCTCAAGGTGCGCAAGACGGCCGCCGCTCGAATCGGCGTGACCCTCGATGAGTACGACCAGCGGCGCGCTGCGGGCGAGAAGTGGTGCACCGGTTGCAAACAGTGGCATCCCCACGTCGACTTCAACATCGACCGGTCGCGCGGTGACGGGCTCGGCAAGTGGTGCCGTGCCTTCGCCACAGAGCAGGGACGAACCCACTACACGCCCCGGCCCCGGCCAGCCGCCGGCCGCCGATTTGTGGCAGCCCGAGATGGCGACCAACAACAAGCCCGGCGACGCGTAAACCATCTCGTTGACGTGGGACTCCTGCCTGATCCGAACGATCGGGCGTGCAACGACTGCGGTCACGTCTATACGGAAGGCGAGCGCCGCCACGAGTACGACCACCACCGGGGTTACGAACCGGAGCATCACGAGCACGTCGAGCCGGTGTGCACCACCTGTCATCACGCCCGCGAAACGCAACGGAGGGCCGGCTGATGGCCGAGACCAGCATCGAATGGGCCACGCACGTTTGGAATCCAACCACCGGCTGCGACCGTGTCTCGCCCGGCTGCGACCACTGCTACGCCCTCACCTTGGCTGGGCGGTTGAAGGGCATGGGGTCGGCGAAGTACCAGCGCGACGGCGACCCGCGCACGTCGGGGCCCGGGTTCGGGCTCACCGCGCACGATGACGCGTTGACGATCCCGCTGCGCTGGCGTGAGCCACGGCGGGTGTTCGTCGACAGCATGTCTGACCTGTTCCACGCCCGGGTGCCGCGCGAGTTCGTCGTCCGCGTGTGGGACGTGATGAGCCGCACGCCGCAGCACACGTACCAGATCCTCACGAAGCGACCTGGCCGGATGGCCGCTGTCGTTGACCAGCTCCCCGACGGGCTCTGGCAGTTGCCGCTCCCGAACGTGTGGCTTGGCACGTCGATCGAGTCCGACAAGTACGTCGGCCGGGCCGATGACCTGCGACGCACCGCCGCCGCCGTGCGGTTCATCTCCGCCGAACCGCTGCTCGGCCCGCTCGACGGCCTCGACCTGACCGGGATCGACTGGCTCATTGCCGGCGGCGAGTCCGGTCCGAACGCGCGGCCCATGCACCCCGACTGGGCACGCTCCCTCCGCGACCAATGCCTGATCGCTGACGTGCCGTTCTTCTTCAAACAGTGGGGCGGGCGCACCCCGAAGTCCGGCGGGCGAACGTTGGACGGCCGCACTTGGGACGAGTACCCCAATGACCGGAACCGATCAGAGGAAACACAGGTGACCGTCGATGTCTGAGCGTCCCTCGCGGGCCCGCCGCCGCACCACCAGACCCGCCACACCCCCCGCCACAGCCGAGGTCGTCACCATCGAACCCGCCGCCGACCAGACCACCCCGGACCAGCACACCCCCGACCTGCTCGCCCCCACCACCGCCGCCATCCAGAAAGGCCGGATCCTTGTCGCCCACCACCGACCCCACCCGACCGCGGATCCGCCGTTCTGCGCCTACTGCGGACGCGACTGGCCCTGCCCCATCCGACTCGCCTACATCGCCGGGCGTGCCGACGCCGGACGCCCCGACGCCGCTGTCACCCGACCTGCCGACCAGCCCCCCTGAACCCACCGACCACCACCCCGCCGTCGCCACCATCCTGCGCACCGCAGCCCAGGTCGGTGCGCACCTGTTCACCGACGATGCCGTCGCCATCGTCGCCGCCCTCGACCACGACTGGCACCTCAACACCCAGCAACGCCGCTACGCCGCGCAGATCGCCGCACTGCGTGACGCCGCCGACGCCGCACCCCACGACCTGATCGCCGAATACCTCCGCGGCCGCATCGCCGCCCTGATCCGCGACGCCGACGCCGCCGACCTCAACAACACTGCGACACCTGCCCCGCACCACGGCCAACACCGCGCCACCTGAACCGAGAGGCACACCCGTGACCATCCGACGCGTCAACCACGGCCGAGGCCACTCCTACGTCGACACCGACACCGGCCAGAAAATCCCCGGCGTCACCACCGTCACGAAGAACGGCATCCCGAAACCCGCCCTCAACGAGTGGATGGTGTCCACCACCATCGACTACGCGCTCGACAACTGGGACGCGTTGACGCGCAAGCCGCTGTCGGTCCGGGCGAAGGAACTCGCCAAGGCCCGCTACGCCGAACGCGACGCCGCCGGCAACAAAGGCACCGCCATCCACAAACTCGCCGAACGGCTCGTCCAAGGCGAACGGGTCGCGGTCCCCGACGAACTGGCCGACCACGTCCGCTCCTACGTCCGGTTCCTCGACGAGTTCGACGTGCAGCCGATCCTCGTCGAACGGCCCGTCATCCTCCACAAGTACGGCGTGTGCGGCACGTTCGACCTGATCGCCGACCTGATCGACCCCGACGACCCGGAACCCGACCCGGACCTGCGCCGCCGGGAAACGTGGCTCCTCGACCTCAAGTCGTCCCGGTCCGGGGTGTTCGGGGAGACGGCGCTGCAACTCGCCCCGTACCGGTTCGCCGACGCGTGGCTCGACGACGACGGCACCGAGCACGACATGCCGATCGTGGACCGGGCCGGCGCGATCCACATCCGCGCCGACGGCTACGACCTGATCCCGTTGGACGTGGACGAGGAACGGCTCCGGGACTTCCTGTACGTCCAGCAGGTCGCCCGGATCGTCGCCGAGTCCCGCGACTGGGTCGGGGAGCCGATCACGTCGCCGACCACGTCCACGTACCGGCTCACCCGGGACGAGTCATGACCGGCAACGGGCAACCCGCGTCGCTCGCCGCAGCGCTCGCGTTGCTGCAGACCCGCCTCCCCGAAATCAAAAAGTCGGAACGCGCCGACGTGAAGACTGACAAGGGCAGCTACTCGTACACCTTCGCCGACCTCGCGCAGGTCAGCCGGGAACTCCTGCCCATCATGGGCGAGTTGGGGCTGTCGTTCACCGCCGCGCCCACCCTGGCCGACGGGAAGTTCATCCTCGCCTGCACCCTGCGCCACGTCTCCGGCGGCGAGGTCGTCACCGCGACGTACCCGCTACCCACGTCCGGGCCGCCGCAGGCCATCGGGTCGGCGATCACCTACGGCCGGCGGTACTGCCTGTGCGCGATCACCGGTGTCGCCCCCGAAGACGACGACGACGGTGCCGCCGCGCAGGCCCAAACCGACCCGCACGCCGGGACCGCGCAGCGGGCCACCGCCGCGCGGCAACGCCGGCAGCCGCCGCCCACGTCGGGAACCGGGACCGTGCAGCGGACCCGCCCACCGGCGGCCAGCCTGCCACCCCTGCCCGGCGAAACCACCCCCGACACGGCGGACACGGCGACGACCGCCCAGTTGCAGAAGTTGGTCATCGCGTTCGACGAGATCGGGTTCGACCGGGCCGAACGGCTCGCGGTCTGCTCCACCCTCACCGGCCGCGCCCTCGCGTCGGCGAAGGAACTCACGAAAACCGAGGCAAGCCAGATCATCGAACGGGCCGTGTGGGCGCAAACCCAGACCGACCCCCGCACGGCGATCACCAGCAACAGCCACGACTGACCGGGGAGGTGAAACGCCAGTGCCCGAACAGCCAGCGACACCCGACGTTCGGGACTGGCGCGACCTCGTCGACTGGTGGGCCGACCCCCGCCTCGCCTACGCCGCTGGGCTCGCCGACGGTGCCGCCCTCGAACGGGCCCGCGCCGACCTCGAAGCCGACGCCGGGCAACGCGCGGCCGCGCGGCGAGCCAGCGTCGTCATCCAGCAGGGCAACGCCCGCGCCATCGCCGACCGGCCCGGACCCCGCCCCGGCGACCACCCCGGACACGCACGCACCCAACGACCGGAGCGTGCCGCATGACCATCCCCGCCGAAGCCGCCACCCTGCACTGCGCGCTCTGCGGCAACGGACTCGTCCCCTGGCGACCCGGCCAGACCACCCACCCCATGTGCGACCCCGCCGAAGCCGACCGGATCCGCGAAGCCGCCGCCAACCCACCCGCCCCACCACTCAACGGCGCCGCCGGCCACACCGACCCCGACCAACACACCAGCTACGTCGACCGGCTCCGCGCCAACCTCATCGACACCGCCGGCCTCGACAGCATCGGCGACCCCGAACCCCTCATCACCGGCGTCGTCCAACTCGACTCGATCGCCTGGATCGGCGGCCGGCCCGGCTCCGCGAAAACCCTCGTCGCGCTCGACATGGCCGGCGCGGTCGGCACCGGACAGCCATGGCAAACCATCCCTGTCCGAAAAGGATCAGTGCTGTACCTGATCGCCGAAGGTGCCCGCGGCATCCGGAAACGGGTCCGGGCGTGGGAAGCCGCCAACGACCGGCCCATGACCGGGGTCACGTTCCTCCCCGTCGCCGTCCAGGCCGCGAGCGAATTGCAGTGGAACGCGCTGTGCGAACTGGCCGCCGACCTGAAACCGGCGCTGATCGTCATCGACACCCAGGCCCGGGTGACGGTCGGCATGGAGGAGAACTCGAACAAGGACATGGGGGTCTTCGTCGACCGGCTTGAACGGCTCCGGCGGGCGTGCGCGGCGTGTGTCCTCGTCCTCCACCACACTCCACGCGGATCGGACAATCTACGCGGCGCGACGGCGATGGAGGGTGCCGCCACCACGATCATTATGACCGTGATGGAGGGCGACACCGTCACCCTCATAAATGCCCCAGAAGAGGGCGGAAAGCAAAAAGACTTCGACCCGTTCGACCCCATCAACCTGCGTCTGATACCTACCGATAGGTCCGTTATTCTGGCTCTCACGGACCGTCCACAAAGGACGGACACAAATTCGAAGGCCGTCCGCGACTTGCTCTCACGCTGGTGGGCCCTTCATGAGAGCGACGAGGTTTCCGTATCCGTCCTGATCAAATCCGGTGCCTGCTCCGAAGCCACGTTCCACCGATCGAAGAAAGCCCTGATAGCCGACGGTTTCGTGGCCAAGGAAGGTAAGGGCAACCAGGTCCGCTACCGCTTACTGAGAGATCCATCGTCATGAGTGGCTCTCAAGCGCTCTCAAGCGCTCTCAGGAAAGTAAGCCATAGACGCCCGCACTCACTCTCATGCTCTCACCACCTCTTAGAGGTGAGAGCGTGAGAGCGAGGCGATGGCGGCCAGTACCTCTTAGAGATCAAAAGCGCATCAAGAGGAGAGGGTGACCACCGCCGATGACCAAGGCATTGAAGGCCAGCGAATATGGCCTCAAACCGCACTACAAGGTCCGTATTGTTATTTCCGGTGCGATTTTGCACTTGGCGTCGTGGGATCAGCCGCAGGTTGCCGAGGGCCCGGGTGGCGCTGTCGCCGGGGTTGAGGCGTCGTGGATTGATGATCCGGGTTACGGCGACACTGCCGGGTTCGTCGATTGGGCGGCCGTGGACGCGGTCACGTGGCGCTGGTCTGAATGAGGACGGTGTCGCCGCGGTGGACGCCGGCGGCCGGGCGGGGTGTTGTGCTCGCCGTCGGGTTCGCGATCATGCTGGGGGCGTGCGGCGCGGTGTGCTGCGCCGGGGTGTGGCAGTGGCTTGACCGGGTCGCGGGTCTGCCATGACGCAGACATGCCCCGTCCGGCCGGCTGAACGGCCCGTAGACGCCCGTTCAGCCGTCGGTGGTCCCGTTCCGCCTTCTAAGATCATCGGCGGCTGAGATGGCCGCACAGCCGCAACCCGATCCCCTCGTCGTCATCGCCGATCAGGTCGCCGAGTTGGTCGACCCGATCCGGGTGGAACGGCGGAGGGCGTTCTATCACCGTCGTTGGCACCGGACGGTGACCGATTTTGACACCTGGGAGTTCCCGTCGCTGCTCGACCAGCTCCGCGCGGCGGGGGTGCCGGGGTTGCGGGCGGCGGAGGGTGGTGCCCGTCGGGCGCCGGGGTCGCGGCTGTTGGTGGATGCGGGTGCGGTGGATGTGCTGCGCCGGGTTGAGGCGGGGGTGCTGGTGTGGGTGTACGCGCTCAGCCTGGACCGGCGCGGCTCCCTCGAGGCGGATCTGCGGGCCCTCGTCGGTGCGGCGGGTGGCGTGGATCGGGTGACGTTGGGTGCGTTGGCGGGGGATGTTGATGGTTGGTGGCGGCGGGCTCGGGCGTACGCACGGTTCGATGGATGACAAAGCGAAACAGGACGAGTCGTTGACTCGGTGGCTTACTTGGCTCGGTACGCCCGACTGCACATGCGAGAGCGTGTGGAAGGGGCTTGGCCGCCTGTATGGCGTTGACATGGGTAAGGGCTGGGTTCGGGTGGATACCGCCCCCGGGTGCCCGCATCACGGGCAAGGTTGACGTTGGTACGTGTCGTCGTGGTCTGCGAAAACGGTTCACCTCCGAAAAATCGCGGATCGGCGTAGACCTCCCCGCATTGGTCGATGGGCGACCAGCGTGGGGAGACGCACATGCACATCAACAACATCCGTGGGGACGCCGGCCGGGCGTGGATACGGTTCGTCGGGCTCGGCGCTGTCGTGGCGGCGTTGCTGCTCGCGGCGGTCGCCGAGGGCACCGGCCCGGCGCAGGCGACGGTCCCGATCACGTGGCAGCCCCAGCCGGCGCAACTCGTGTCGTTCGACGAGGGGTTCGGCACGACCGCCGTGGCGACGAACCCGTGGGCGTGTAACGGTCCGGCGCACTTCACGCACCTGGCCGAGAACCTCGGGAACATGTACCAGCTTGACCTGAACGGGAACATCTGGATCTCGGGTCGGATCTTCGCGGGGGGCGGTCCGTGCTGGGTCGGGTACGCGATGTGGGGCGACGGGACGGCGCACCCGTTGGACGGGTCGCACTGTATGACGGTGCAGGCGTTCCTGTGGTCGAACAACGCGCCACTCGGTAACGCGGTGATCCTGTGTTCGATCGGGGATCATCTGCGGTTGACGGCGGGGACGTTGCCGGACGGGACGGCGTACTACGTCGAGGTGTGGATCAACCGGAACAGCACGGGGAAGCCGATCCTGTGGACGCAGGACTGACCGGGTAAGGTCTCGTGGCGGCGGGCCCGGCCCCGTTCGGGAACCGGGCCGGGCCCGCC